ATGGACGCCGCCAGGGCCATGCGTTCGGACGTGGGCAACCTGGCGCCGGGCGACATCTACCCCGACTACAGCGCCCCGATCGTTCGGTGGGACGGCGCCGACCGAATTCTGACCACGGCGCGCTAGGGCCTTCCCTCTTCACGCAAGGCTCTGTTCGATGCGGCGACCAGACGGGCGGACAAGCTAAGGGCCAAGGGCAAGGAGGTGGACTTTCCCAAGCTGCTGGAGCTTGAGCCGGACAGCGGAACGACGAACGTGCGCAACACCGCGTCGGCTCACTGGCGCCCATGGCTCAAGCCGGAAAACCGCTGCCTCGTCCCCTTCACAGCTTTCAGTGAACCCGGCCGCGACGCCGAGGGCAAATATCGGCCGGTCTGGTTCGAGCTGGCCGGCGATGACCCGGAGCCCCTCGCCTTCTTCGCAGGCATCCACGTCACGGACTGGACCTGCGTGCGCAAGATCAAGACCGGCATGGAGACCTGCGACCTGTTCGCCTTCCTGACGACTGAGCCCAGCGAACCGGTGAAGTCCGTCCACCCCAAGGCCATGCCGGTGATCCTGACCGAGCCGGACGAGATCGAGGTCTGGATGAACGCGCCTTGGGAGATCGCGCGAGAGCTTCAACGGGCGCTGCCGGACGGCGCCTTGGTCATCCAATGAACGAGACCGACCTCGCCAAGGCAGCGCGGTTTGAGGCCGAGGCGCTGGACCTGCACCGTCGGTCGCGGTCAGCCCGCAACCTGCCCGGCTCGATCCTGCTTCGCTTCCGGGCGCTGTGGAAGGAAGAGGCGGCTAGGCTCCTACGCAAGCGCAGCCGCTAGGCCGCACGCGCGCGACTCAGCTACACCGCTGCACCATGACGCCCGACCAACTGAACGACACGCTCGACGCCATGGCCGCAGCCGCCAGCGGCAATCCCGACCTGATGCCCGGCCTGATCACGGTGGAGAGCGGTCATTGGGTGCACGTCCTGTCTGCAGTACGCGCGACCTGCGCGGCGCTACACGACGGCCTGCGCCATCGGAACATCGTCATCCACGTCGGGTCGCAACAGGAAACGAAGGTGCTGACGCGTGCTGAAGCGGGGGAGCGGGGCGCGCCGTATCGCGATCTGGAGCCGAGAACCTGATAATCACAAGCGGCGGTTCGAAATGTCCGCTGAGGGTGGAAAGCGGACCCTCGTTCTGCGACCCTGGCATCATGGCAAAGCTACCTGCACTGGCGCTGATTTGGGCTCTCGCGGCCTGCGCGCCATATCCCGTGCCCGCAGAGACTGTGGATGCTCGCGTCCGCCTCCCGGACGCAGGGCTCAAGAAGGACGATTACGTTCGCTACTATCTGCGTGCGACGATCACTAGCGACACCGACCTCCCTTTTAGCACATCGCATTCGTTCGTGATGTCTGCACCGCGTGACGTGTGGGTGGGTGTATATGCGCGGACGCCGAGTATACGGACTGCCGCGCCAGCCGGGATACACACTGTGGAGCGGCGAGAAGATTTTCCCGAGTTCGTCCATGGCGGCTGTGAGACCGTTAACGTCGTAGCGGACGCTCACACGGGCGAGACCTTGGGAAGTTGGTGCAACGTTGATGATCGTGAGAGCGTCGACGGACTGCCGAGCCGGGTACCAACCTACATTCCAGACGGCTCACCACTGCGTAAGACGCCGTAGGCGGGGCCTCAATGCCCAGATCCGCAACGGGTCGAAGTTCGCTTGGGCGTGGCTAGCGGACGCTAGGCGGGAACTTGTCGGACCACACTTTCATCCGCTTACGCATCAAGCCTGCGAGGATGATGAAGGCGGCGCAAGCCAAGGTCACGGTTCCACACAATAGCGAAGCAAGCCTGTCACCATCGCGCGCGAAGCCGACGGCTAGAAAGGCCGCACCCGCAAGGACCAAGGCTCCCAAAACCTGAAAAATGCGGGTGGTGATCGAGTAGACGCTTAGCATGCCCGGAGCTAAGGCGATTTACCCCACGTCCGCAATGGGTCGAAACCAGTCTTCTGCACCGCGCCTGAAACGCGACGTCCTGAAATGAAGAAAGCCCCGCCACCCGGTGAGGGCGACGGGGCGTAGCGGAGCCTGATGGCTCGACGCTAATGGACGGTAATGGAGCCTAATGGACTAGCCCGGCCCGGGCGGCAGCTCAGGCGGCGGCGGGCAACTCAGTCCCCTCATGCCGTTGTCGGCCGCCCAGCGGCACAGTCGACCGACTGCATCCCACCCCCGCTCGCCCCAGCCTTCGACGGCGATGTCATGAGCGATGCCGACAGCCTCGCTGCGCACCGCCTCGGCCGGCACGATCGGCTTGGCCTCAACGGCCAGGTCGGCACTCGGCGGGTAGATCACCGTCACGCGTTCCCTGCTCGCGCAGGCGGTGACAAGCAAGAGCGACGCGGCCAGCAGTGGGGCGAGCGTCAGGGATCGCAGAGACAGCATCGGTCCGTTCCTTTTCCAGTCGGTTGTTGATCTTCAGGTCGGTCAGGCGCTGATCGGCCGCACGATCGCGGGCCGCTGCGTCCGTGGCGCGGGCATGGGCGTTGGCTGCCTCGAGGGCGCGGTCATGCTTGGCCCGTTCCCGGCCGGGCGCCGTGGCGGCGCACCAGCTCAGGACGAACATGAGCAAGACGCAGAGGGCGATGACCGCCCATGACGCAGGGCCGATGGCGCGAAGGAAGTCGCGGATCACAGGATCAACTCCTTGGCCTGCGCAGTTCGACGGCGGCGATCCTCCAGCCCGTTCGTGCCGCCGTTGATGGCCTTGGTCAGGCCCAGCAGGTCGTCAGCGTCCGCCTTGGCGTTCAGCTTCCGGTCGTTCCAGTAGACGCACCCCACCAGCAGTCCGATTGATGGATGCGAGACGATCTGAGGGTGCCGCTCCAGGTCGATCCCGATCCGACGGCCGACACGGCGATAGTTAGCCCGGCCGGTCAGTTGGATCGGCCCGCGCCCCTGATAGCGGCGACCGTCGCCGGGCTGGGTGTTGCCGAGATCCGCGCGGCCCTCGTAGCCCCTCTGCGCCTGCGTCGGCCCCCAAATCTCCTCCATGAAACGGAAGCCGCCGCTCTCATGGCCGCATTGGCCCATGAAGTGCGCCAGGCGCAGGCCGCTATCGAGAATGCCGTAGGTGAGGAAGTGGACGTTGGCCGCGAGGCCCAGCTCCTCCGCTATCGGCTTCTGCGCTCCCATCCGCGCGAACAGCGCCGTCAGGGTTCCCGCGCCGATAATACCGTCAACGGGCACGCCGAGGCGCCCTTGCAATCGACGTGCGTCGAGCATGGTGTCTCCAGTCCAGATTGTGAGGGTTTTGGTTGCTCCTGCGAGCATCCGCTGATACGCGGACCCTCGCTTGGGAGGGGTTGTTTTGAAAACTGGCTATGGAATTGCGGCGGGCGTGATGGCCGCGCTGCTAGCTTGCGGACCGGCGGCGGCGGCCGACTACACTGGGGTGGCTGATCATAGCTTCGGAGAATGGCGCGTTAATTGGTCAGTTGATACGCGCCAGTGCGTGGGGACTCTAACAAACCTTAGCGGTTCAAGCTTGGTGTCGCTCGATATTGATGGAGTAATTTACTCCTCATTTCCGACCGCCATTTCTAGACATCAAAATGTCACCACGATTTATTTTGATGTCGGGCCGCCAAACGGGTCTATTCGGAGCGTCATAATCAACGGCGCAGACCATTTAACTTGTGGTGCTGATCGTTTGACGTTGCCCGGCGCCATCGTTGCGCCGGCACCGGTGCCCACCCTGTCGGAATGGGCGACGATCCTGCTGGGCGGGATGCTGGCTGGGGGTGCGGCCCTGACGCTTCAGCGGCGGCGGGCGGCTTAGAAGCAAAGGAGCAACTGCTCTTGCACGATGCGGATGCTCAACGCGGTCTCCAGTTCAGATTGTGAGAGGGATGGCTCGCTGGATGGACAGGGGCGTCGCTCCAGCCTAAAAATCACCGTTCAGCAAGGGAGGCGCGAGGTGCCGGGCAAGCATCGAAATCGGGTCGGCTGGGTGATGGAGTATGTGCTGATCGCCCTGTGTCTGGCGATCTTCGGCGTGCTCTTCTGGATCGCGGTGGGTTGAACCCGCCCGGTCCGGTGCCGCAACCTTAGCCGAGACATCTGCGTTAAGACTCGCCTGACAGGGGAGGTCTGGAATGACGCAAACGTCAGTGATCGAGCGCGCTTTGGAGTTGGCCGACAGCGGCAACTTCCGCATTCCCAGCGAAGTGCGCAGGGCTCTTTTGCGGGAAGGCTACACACAGTCAGACGTTTTCGGGATCGAGGGCAAAGCGACATGGGCTCAGCTCAGGCGCAGGTGCGAAGAGGCCAGCCAGCGGGATCGGTGCCTGCTCTAGCCCGTATCAGACGCCTGGTTCCGCCCGAAGTAGAAGCCCAGGATCAGCAGCATCCCGTCCTTGAACATGGACGCCACCAGCATGACGGCGTCGGCATAGCGCTCAGCCACCATGTCGCCCAGCCATGCGATCATCGGCAGGAAGAGCAGGTTTCCGCCGAGGAAGCCGAGGGCGAGTATGGTCGTGGTGCGCGGCAGGTTGATCACCTGCGGCCACCAGCGGGGTGGCTTGCGGCTCATGCTCCGGCTCCGTTCTTGATGCTGATGCCCGCGACGAAGGCGGCGATGCCGGCCAGCAGCCACGGCGCGGTCTGGCGCAACCAATCGACCAGGGCCTTGGCGCCCTTCTGCTGATCCCGCGTCCCCTCCAGATCGTCGATGCGCTTGAAAGCGGCCGACAGGCGGTCGTTCAGGGCCTCGATCTGGCGCTCGTACTCGCGCGCCTCCAGCTTGATGACCCGCTCGCGCACGTCATCGACCTTGGCGTTCATCCGCTCGACCTGACGGCCAAGGGCTGACACCGCGTCGGTCAGACCGCGCATGGCATGGATTTCGGCCATGCTGACCGCCTCCGGCTTCGTGACCGGAGTGATGATCTCGTCGCCTGCGGACATGCGGGCTCCTACGCGATGGGTCTTGGAGAAGAGACGAACCGGGTTCGTCAGGCAGCCGGTTCGGCCGGTTCCGCCTGGGGCGGCTGCGGCAGCCCGAAGTTCTCGGCCAGTTGCCCGGCCAGGAAGCGGGCCTGCGCGCCGCTGTTCGCGAGACGGTCGGGCAGGCCGCCGTGCCAGAGCGCGAACCCATCCAGATCCGACGTCTTCATGGCCACGACCTCGGCGCTGATGATCATCAGCTTGTCGATGATGGCCTGCACCTGGGCGTTCCGGGCGTCCAGCAGTTGTTGTGCGTCGGGATAGGGCGTACCGCCCTCGGGATTGTTTTGCGTAGTCGACATTATGCGCTCCTTTGCTATGCGCCGAAGTAACCAGACACGTTGAAGTGGTCGATGAAATCGCCAGTGTTCTGGTTGTAGAGGTAGACATCAAAGCCGAAGCTGCGTCGGCCGCCCGTCGTATTCAGGACCACGGCGAAGCGGATGCTGTCGCCGTTATAAACGGTCATGTAGCTGGTGCCGTTGTACAGCTGCGTCGTCAGGATATCGCCACGCTGGGTCTGGCAGGCCATGACGCTGTCGCGGATGGGACCGGACACCGAGTAGTTGGCGATCTGAACAGCCACCGTCACCGGCTGATTGATGCCCGATACCGACTGATAGTTGTTATAGGTGTAGTACCCGCCGTCGTAGGTATCGAACCAGATATTCCCGAAATCCATGTGGTTCAGGGAATAGTCGGCGACATTGTAGTTGTCGTCGTTATCAACCGTGAGAGCCAGACGGCCGCCCGTCAGGCTGACGTGGCCCACGCTTTCGTTCCAGAAAGCGATGTCCCACTGCCCCCACCGCCGCCCGGACGAGGTGTCGCCATAGGCGTAATAGTAAACCCAATCGCCGTTGTTCACGGTGAAATCGACATACCGCGTGGCCGATCCCCGAGAGTCGATCTCGGCCACCTTGGTCCAAGGCCCATTCGGCCCCGGCCCTCGATAAACGTAGGTGATCGCCGTCGTCAGATTCCCCGAATAGTTAAAACGCTCCACCCTCAGCGTCACGGTTCGGTTGATGCCGGTGATCTGCCGCGACCCGACGCCGACATAGCCGGCGGAGTCGTTCGTCACCTCGCTCGCGTCGCCGAAGCTGAAGGGATCGGGCGTGTAATCGGCGACATTAAAGTTGTCGTCCGCATCCACCGTCAGGGTCAGACGCCCAATCGTCAGGCCGGTGTGACCTGCGGTCTCGTTCCATATCTGAACGTCGAACCGGCCGGAGCGGCGTCCTGAGGTCGTCTCGCCATAGGCGTAGTAGTAGAACCATTCACCGTCGCTGATCGAGAAGTCGATGTAGCGCGTGGCGGCGCCGGTTGCGTCCAGGACGCCGACCTGCGTCCAGGGCCCTGTCGCGCCTGGCCCCTTGTAGACCAGCAGGGTGAAGGTCGAGAGATTGCCCGAGTAGGTGAAGCGCTCGACCCGCAGGGTGATCGGCTGCGTAATGCCGGTGATCTTCCGGGAGTCCACGCCGACGAACCCGGTCGGGTCGTTGGTGGAAGATGTTGCATCCCCAAAGCTGAAGGCGTCAGGCGTGATGCTGATCCGGTTGACCTTGTGTATGAAGGTCACCGGCTGCGACCAGCCCCCCCGCCCCATCGCATCCGTCACCCGGCAAATCCACCGCGCGGTGGCTGTCGTACCGGGGTCTTGGTTGGCCGTCTGTGTCTGGACCGACGCCGTATCTTCGGGTCCGTAGGAACCCACGCCTGTGGACCCGTCATAGTAGAGCCAGCGATAGCTATAAGGCGCCGTGCCGCCGGACGCGGAGGCCGTCACCGCCGGCGTCACCGTGCCGACCGGCGTGGCGCTGGACACGGTAGCCTCCCGCACACCCGCCGTGACCGCAACGGCAACCGTTTCGGGAGAGGGCATTGACGCTGATGGCAGGCCGGTCACGTCGATGATGGTGTGACGGGCGGTCCCCCACAGATTGTCGCTCGGAAGCTGAGCGGCGGGATACCAGCCTTCAAAACGCTCGAACTGCGTCATTCCGACTTCAAGGGTCGCCCCGTTGAACTGGACGCTGGACTGCTCTCCCGACAGCAGCATGTAAGCCCACTTCGTGCCGGGAGGTCGGGGCTGTTGGGGCTCACCGGCTTCGGCCTGCATCGGCGGAAAATCTTGCGAGCTGTAGCCGCCAAGGTCCACCATAGAGGCGCGGAAGCATGGCGTGGACTGAATAGCGGCGTAAGACCTGCCGGCCGGTTGGGTGACCACATTGGCGCCGCCCGTCGTCGCATGGGTGGAAACCACCTTCAGCGCATAGGCGCGAGAGTCGAACGTCTTCAGCCCGACGGCGTCCCGCGTCACCAGGGCTGCGTCTGTGTTCAGAAGAAGCGCCGCCGAGGTCGTGTCGAACACCCAGTAGACCAGTCCCACCCGGCTGAACGATGTGGCTCTGAAGTAGAAGGTGAACTGTCCGCCCGCCTGCTTGATCCCGACCAAGCTAACCGGCGCCGCGCCTTCTTCCACCCTGAACGCTATAACCGGGTTTGAGCCGCTGACGGTGACCTGCCCATGCACCATAGGCTGCGGCGACGCCGGGCGATTGGGGTCATACGTCAGCGCCACCGCCCCATAGGACGCCAGCTGCAGCGACAAGTCCTTGGTCGAGACCTGAATGGCTTGGTTCGCAGGGTTACGCACCACAAGGCCCGCGTCCGCCGGGTCAATGACGCTCGGCGGCGAGCCCGCGAACGACCCCACCAGCAGCCGCATATTTCGGCCGGAGGCGTCCCAGCTGACCGTCGGCCCGGAGATCGTGAAGTTGGAGACGTGGGTGTAGCTCAGGTCGTCAGCCGGGAGCGCCTGAATGATGAACGGCGTCCCGCGCAGCATCGACGCGACGTTGACGCTCCCGGCCGTCCCCGAGGTGGTGATCAGCGCCCGAGAGTGTGCATTCACCGTCGCCGTGTCGAAGATGACCGCACCCGCCTGGGGGTGCCGAATGACCAGTCCGTCCGCCATCAGCCGATCACGCCCAGGCCGAGCTGGACGACTTCGATGTTCGCGCCGTTGAAGATGCTGATCTTGCCGTTGGCGAAGCGCAGGCGGGCGCCGCTGCTGGCCGAGGGTTCGAGCGCGAACACGTCGGTGCGGATGCGATAGCTCGACGAAACCCCGTTGTTGTAGCTGTAGGTGCCGGTGATGACGCCGTTCACGTCGGTCTGGTTGGTGACAAGAGCCGAAACCTTCCCATCGGCCGTCTGCGCCAGGGTCTGGGCGTTCGTAATCCGGCTGTCGAAACCGCCCACCGAAAGGCTGAGTTGCTCGACCGTCTCCGCGGACGCCTTGCCCTCAACATCGGCCTCGACCCTTTCGGTGCGCGTGATCAGCGCCGAAATGGCGCCTCTCATGCTCTGGTCGTCGGCGAAGACCCAGGCCGTGCCGTCCCAGGCGTAAAGCTTGCGCTGATCGCCGGTGTGGACCCAAAAGTCGGCCACATGCAGCGGGCTGTTCGGCGTCGATACCGGCGCAGTGGACTGAAAGAACGTGCGCGATCGCGTCGAGGCGTAGGCCGCAAGATCGCTGACCGTCTGCGCCGAGGCCTTGCCCTGCACGTCGGCCTCGACCTGAGACAGCCGGCTGCTGTGCCCGCCGACCGTGCCTGACAGGGTCGATACCGTGCCGCTGAGGCTGTTGAAGTCCGAGGTCTTCACTCGTCCGGCTACGTCCGCCTCGACGGACGTCAGGCGCCCGGCATGTCCGGCGATGGTTCCCTCGGCCGACGTGACCCGGCTATTGAGCGAGGAGAAATCGGACACGGCCACCTTGCCCGCAAGGCCATCGACCAGCGCCTGTTGCTGCGCCGAGAAGCGGCCGGACAGGTTGGCGTAGCCGCCCCTCGCACCGGCGACTTCAGCCGACAGCGTGTCGTACGACGTGGCAGAGACATACTGGTTGGGCAGGTCGTTGATCGTCGCCGTCAACGTCCCGATGATGGCTTCCTGATCGCCTTGCCGGTTGATGACGAAGTTCAGGTCTTCCTGGCTCGCCTTGCCGTCGATCAAGGTCTGCAGGCTGGCCTGCCCCTGCTGGACGCCGTCCAGCCCGCTATCCAGGGCCGCCAGACGGCCGTCAAATGCGGCGTTCGACTGCGTCACCAGCGCATCGAGCGCCGCCTGCGCCTGTTCAAGCTGGAGCTGGCCCTGACGCAGCGTCTCCGTCGCCGCGTCGATCTGCTCCTGAACGGCTGTTCTGGCCTCTTCCAGAAGCTCTTCGGCCGCATCCGGCGCCAGCCCGCCCGCGATCAGGTCGCCGACGGTGATCGGCCCCGCCAGCTCCGGCGCAGAGACGTTGTTCCCCCGTTTGTACCGAATGGCGATCCAGATTTGAGCGCCCGGCTGCGGCCCCTGGATGGACAGGGTGCGCGTCGTCGGGGGCCATACGCCAGCGTCCACCCAACCGGGCAGAAGCTCGCCCTGCTCGTCCATGAACGGGGGCTGGGCGTCAGGGTCTTCGCCCGCCGCAACCTCGCGCCAGTTGATCAGCATGGCGTCGGCCGTGGCGTTGCTGACGATGCCGCTCAGGTCGATGACGGGAAGCTGGCCGCCGCCGGGCGCCGGCGGACGGGGGATGATCGTCCAGTCCCCGGGCTGGGGTGGCGATATTTCTGTCGGGTCGGGCGCCGTCAGGCCGGGATAGTCCGGCATGGTGGTGGTCTTGCCGAGCGCCAGCGGGTGCTTGCTGTCCGTCTCCGAGCGGAAGGCGATGCGCACTTCGCCGGCCTTGGGATCGTAGGACCGGCCCAGCACCAGCATCTTGACGCCGTCCAGCATGAAGCCCGGTTCGTCGATGTCGAAGCAGTCGCCTGGCTTCAGGCGGCGCAGGTGCGGCAGCAGGGGGATCGTCCCCGCGAACGGCTCGCGCGCGTCGAGGATGTCGTAGGCCGCCAGTTCCGCGCCCTGCTTCACCTTGGGGACGAAGCGGTACTTGATCTGGTCGCTGCGCTTGCCGCCGTCCTCGGCCACCAGCGGCGCGAACGACACCGGGTTCATCGGCGCGTGCTCCCACTTGTGCGCCTCCGACATGATCACCGGCGTGATCGTGTTCAGCCGGTTGAAGCGGCTCGCCCCGGTGTCCAGTTCGATGGCGCCGGCCGTATCGCGACGGGTGATGGTGACGATGGAGGGGCGCGGGGCTCCACGGCTGACGCAGCTGATCTTGCCGGCCACTCGCGAGCGCTTGGCCCCGCCTGCTTCCAGCAGTTCATCCAGAACGACGGAGGCGTCCTCGGACGTGTCGGGCCACGCCGCGACAGTCCAGGCGTTCGCATCTGCGATGTTGGCCGCCTCGACGAAGGCTGGCAGGTCCACGCCCTGCAGCGACGCGCCGATACCCCCCACGACCTGGCCGTTTTCGACCATGCCGAGCGCCCAGTTCAGGGCGGCGATGATGGCGTTGTCGATGTACCGATACGTCGAGCGCACGCCGTAGCGGCATGGGCCAGCTCCGCCCGGATAGCTGTCATCGTAACGAGGGTCGTAGCCGTAGACGCCTTCCAACACCTGCATCGGCTTGGGCTCGCCAGATGGGTAGACGCTGAACTTGGAGTCCTGCTGGAGGGTCAGCAGGTCGCAGGCCTTGCCGGATAACTTGTAGGCCGCGCCCCACATGGGCATGACCGCGCCGCCGTCGAGACCGGTCGGCAGGCTCAGGGCGGTGTCGGGCTGGGCGCCCATCCGCCACGACCGCCACATCTGGCGATTGTACTTCCCGACAGCCGTGCCGCCGTTGGAGACGAAGGAGACGGGCAGTTCGTCAGCCGTGAAGCCCTGGAACGACTTCACCGGGCCCGCGCCGGAGTAGACGGAGACGATGCCCTGAAGGCGGTTGTCCTGACCGTACTCGTCGCGGTGGACGATCTTCCCGGCCACGCCCATGCGGCCGAACAGAAAGGGAATTCCCTGATCGGGGTTGGACGTCCAGTCGCTGGGAGAGCCCGAGGCCGTCGACTTCGGCTTGTCGAGCATCGACCCGGCGGCCATCAGGCCCGCGGACATCAGCTGCAGGTTCGCCACGGACATGGTGCCGATGCCGGCGATGCCCATCGCCGTGACCTGCAGGCCGGCTAGGGCCCCGACGCCCGTAGCCATCAGCACCGCGCCGCCGATAATGGCGCCGGCCGTCTTCAGGGCCTTACCCATCGAGCGTCCTCCATGCGCAGTATCCCAAGCCATCGCGCGCGAAGCCCGTCGGCCCGGTCAGGACTTCGGCGTTCGGGCTGTGATCGGTGAAGGCCAGATAGTTGCTGTTGCCCATCGCTACGGAGATGCAGCCGACCTCATGATCGGTCTCCAGCGCGACCAGATCGCCAGCCAAAGCACGCGCTGGAGCGATCCGGGCAAAGCCCAGGCTGTCGATGGCCTCGATCAGATTGGCGAAACCCAGGGCCTTCAGCGCGCGCAGGCCCTCGGCCTCGTTTCGCCACTTCAGGCCCTTGGCGAACGGCACCTTGATCCCGAGGCCGTGCAGGACGTGCAGAGCCATTCTCGGGCAGTCGCGTTTGCCCGGCTCGTAGGGCAGACCCTGAAACCGCTTCCGGGTCGCCTGAGCCGCCTTCATCCGGCGCTGGAGGTTCTTCACGCGACGGGCGTGGTCGATGTCGCTCATACTTGGCTCGCCACAATGTTGGAGCTTCCACCCCCACCGCCGCCGCCGTATCCCCCGCCGCCGCTGATCGACCCGCGCGGCTCGTTCTGCCGCCAGTAGATCTTCCGGCCGAGGCCGGTGACGTGGCTGAGCCCAAGCTCGCCGGGCCAGACGGATTGGTGGAAGGGATGGGAGAGGCGCCGGTCTTCGTTCGGCTCGTTCAGGCGGGCCTCTTCGGTCCCGCATTCGAGGATCAGCTCTTCGGTCTCGCCGATGATGAACCGGGCGAAGTCGTACTCGCCCTGGAACAGCATATCGGGCTCACCCCACAGCAGGCCCGTTTCCGGGTCCAGGGCGCAATCGTAGACCTCGACCTTCGCGTCCTGATGCTTGCGGTCGGCCATGGCGACCAGGGCGTCATAGCTGGCCGGATAGAACCCGATGTCCACGCGCGTGGTCTGGCCGTCGACGCCGTCCTCGAAGGTCGGCAGGTCGCTGAGCACGCCATAAGTTCGGTCTCGCTGGGTGAAGAGTTCGCCGTTCCAGACGAGGAAACCGCCCGTCGTCAGGCGCAAGGTGAAGTCGGCCGTGGTGAGGCGCAGGATTTGCACCAGCCAGCGGGCCTTGCCGGAGCGACCGGCGACGGCTGCCGGCTCCATTATTCACGCTCCTCGATGGTGAAGCGGAGGCGGACCAGACGGTCCACGGCATCGATCGCGTGGGCATCCTGTTCGAGGGTGGCCCACCCCTCGACCTTCGGCTGGGCGATCTCGACCACGGCGTTGTTGACCAGCGGGTAGCGGATCATCGTGCGAAGGGGGACGATCAGATTACCCGAGCTGTCCGCCGTGGCTGCGGCGCGCGACTTGTAGGCGTAGCGCTGGCCCTCGCTGACAGCGGACAGCCACTGGCCCTTGCGGAAGACGTAGCCTGGCTCGACCTGCTTCAGATGAAGGGCTCGGCCGGACTGCATGGCGCCGTTGACCAGCGGAGAGCCCGGATCACCGATGACCAGGCCCGGCTGAAGGATGTCCGCGACGACCGTCTCGTCCTCGGTCAACAGATCGTCGAACGCCAGGCTGTCGACGTAGGACATCGGCGGGTACTCGAAATCCCAGGCCCAGCGCGTGCCCGGACGCAGGTTCCGACCGACCGGCCCGCCGTAGCCCGGCCGGGTCTCATTGCGCGCAAAGACGGGCCGAGGCGTCATCTTCGACGGCCTCGGGGAGGTCGGCAGTATCAAAGGCATGAAGTTTCCCTACGAACCGCGTCGCTGGCGTCCGACCGCCTGGCGCTGCTGCCGGGCCGTCTGGCTCATCGTGAGTTTGGGGGCGTCGTTCATGGCGCGGCCGTAGGCTCGGGCCTCGCCGGCGGCGACCTTCTGCTCGACTTCGCGCATAAAGGTCTCGGGCACGAAAGCGCCACGCATGTCGAAGACGATGGGCTCCGCAGAACGCCCAGTCCCAACGGCAGCAAGTCCACCTATTGCCGGCGCGAACGACGGAAGCGACAGGCCTACCAAGCCGCCTTCCGCGTACCCTGGCAGGTTGCCGAACCGCATGGCCTCCAGTCGGGCCAGTCCAATGCGGGAGACGGCCTCCTGAGGAAGGACGAATTCGCCCTTGTGGACCAGCCCCGCAGGCTCATGCTTGCCGCCAGCGCCGGTGAAGCCGCCCTCGGAGAAGCCGAGGAAAGAACGACCCGCCGAGAAGATTTTTGACAGCCAGTTGGACGAGCCGCCGCCAATACCCTTCGCCGCCTGCGCGGCCGCTTTCGCACCGCCGCCTCCGTCCCCGCCGAACAGCATCTCGGCGAGCGGTTCGGTCAGGTTGCGACGGATGCCGATGGACACGATGTCGGCCATCATCTGCTTCGCGACGTTCGAGAAGACCTCGCCAAGGTCGCGCGTGTTCATGATGGCGTCGACGATGCCAGCGTTCAGCGCATCCAGCCCGCGAGCCGCGACGCTCTCATAGGCTTCCCGCACCTCTGCGATGGATTTGAGGCTCTGGTCACGCCAGGCATCCAGCGGCGACAGGTTGGCCCGGTTCACCGCATCCCGCTGGAGGCCGAAGACCCGTTCCTGTTCGTCGCGGATGGCTTGCTGGCGCTGGGGCGAAAGCTGCCTGAACTTCGGATCGTTCTCCCGCTCGTCCCGCGCCCGCTGCTGCGCCATCGCCAGCAACCGAAGCTCGATCTCCCGGCGCTCCTTGGCGGTCCGAGCGGCGCCCGACTGAAGCGACAGCAGATCCGCCGTGAGGTCGGAGAGCATACGCTCTTGGGCGATCCGTTCGTCGGCCAGATCGCGGGCGAGGATGTCCGCGGCCACTCGGTCTTCCAGCGTCGCGGTCTGGTCGTTGATCAGCTTGAGCTGGTCGTACTCGGCCTTGGTGATGTCCTTGCGAGCTAGGCGGCTCTCAAGCTGCTTCTGCTCGGCCTCGCGCTCCAGTTTCACCTGGGCCTGCTCGATGTCGAAACGCTCCTGAACCGTCAGGGCCTCGCGGTCGAAGATCCCAAGGGCGCGCTGGCGGGCGCGGAAGATTTCCTGCTCGACGCGTTCAGCACGGCGGGCTTCCCGCTCGGCCTCGCGCTGTGCGCTGCTGCCGCTTGACCGCCCTCTCGGCTGGACTGGCGTGAGTGAGGTTCGACCGCTGCTCGCTGCTCGACTGCGGCGGCCGGCGCTGGCATCAAGTTGCGCAATCAGCTGACGGGTTACAGCCGGGTCGTCCTCATCGCCGTTCGGCGTCTTGGCGGCTCGACGCATAGCACCGGCACGACCGCTGGTCTCAGCGTTCCACGCGTCGCGGAGCGCTCCGGGAGCGTCCCGCCAGAGGAACTTGTCCGTCCAACCCGGGCCGTAGGCCTCGTCAGTATTGCGCTTCCAGGCGTCAAACTTCCCGATGAAATCGTTCAGGCCCTTCAGGGCATCGGCGATGACTTGGGTAAACGCCAGGACCTCGTCGCTGAGATTGATGAAGGCCTCGGCCATCTGGATCCCGATGACCTGCGACAGGTCTTCGAGCTTGCCCTGGGCGTCCGCCCCTTTTCGAATAAGCTCCTCGTCCATCACGAAGCCCAGCGCTGCCGCCTCGTCTCGCAGCCGCGCCACTTCGTCGGAGCCTTCCCGTAACACCGGGACAAGAGCCCCAAGCCCCAGCTTCTCGGCGATAGCGGCGCGGTCGGACGCGCTCGAGAGGTCGCCAATGCGATCGACAACTGAGTCCAGCGCTTCTTCAGCGCTTGCGAAACGGCGCAGATCTTCCTGCTGGAAGCCGAGCGCTTTGAAGGCGTCCCCGGCCTGTTTCGATAGGCCCGCCTGTGCCTGCTCCCACTTCGAGGCGAAGGCTTCCAGGGCCGTCCCGGCCTCCGTAGCCGTAGAGCCGCTTTTGCGGGCCACGTACTGCCATTCCTGCAAGGCCGTGGTGGACATGCCAATGCGGCGTGCGGAGTTGGCCATATCGTCGGCCATCTTCAGGCTGGCCTGGCCGAACTTGAGTGCCATCGCCAGACCGGCCGCGAAAACAGCAGTTAGTGCCGTGATGCCGAGCGTCAGGCTGCGCACCATCCCGCCGAAGGAGTTGCCGACGCTCTTCGCGCTTCGGTTTGCGTCACCCTCGACGCGATCCATGAAGCCCTTCACGTCGCGCTCCGACTGACGCAGATCGTCCGCAAGTTTCTTGCGGGTCGCCCGCAACTCAAACTCGGCCGAGCCGACGACATTGCCTTCAGCCATGGAGCCTCCAAAGAAAAAGGCCCGCCGGAGCGAGCCTTGGGTCGGATGTGAACTTGCTTGCGGGAAGCCGGGGATATTGGGGATCAGCGATATGCGGGGCTGGACTTAGGTATCCGCGAGGTCGAACATCGCCATGACATCGCACATAAGGCCCGTGATTCATGACCGAGGAAATCATCAATAACCCGATTAAGATCAGCGTCTTAGCGCCAAAAGCCGGCGCTAAGGAAATCAACCCGGATCAGGGCGTCCTCGCCCTTGAGGTAGAGCGCGATATCGAGGGTATTGGTATGGGCGTGCTTTCAGACGGCACGCCCTACCTGAATCAACGTGGCTTGGCCGTTCTCTGCGGCGTTCAGAACGCGCACATCGGAACAATCAGCAGCCAATGGCAAGAAGCAGATCAAAAGCCCAGAATTCTTGCGATCAAAGCCATTCTGGACAAAGCTGGCGCGAAAGCACCTACGGCTCATATCGAAATTACTCACAAAGGAAAGGTGCACTATTGCTATCCGGCAGAAGTATGCCTCGCCATTCTCGAGTACTACGCCTTTGACGCAGGCGCTAACCTTCAACCGCAAGCTAGAGATAACTTCCGCATACTAGCCGGCTCTAAGCTGCGTGAGATGATTTTCAGCCAAGTTGGCTACGACCCTAGCGGCAAGCACACTGATCGTTTCAGGGATTGGCACGATCGCATTGCTCTGAACTATCAATCGGCGCCGAAAGGCTATTTTCACGTCTTCAATGAAGCTCACACAATCATCTACGAGCTGATTATGGCAGGGGCGAAGATTGGCTCAAAAACCGTGGTAGACATCTCCATCGGAATTCACTGGTCTAAGTACTGGACGGACCATGGTATGGACGCTGTCCATGGCGAACGGTGCAAATACCCGCACCGGTATCCGGACAGTCACCCACAATCAAAATCTAACCCCCAAGAGTCTTGGTGTTACCCCCTTGCCGCCCTGGGCGCATATCGCGAGTGGGTTCAGGATAAGTACATCGAGGGAGGCAAATTCAGCGGCTACCTACAGACGAAGGTTTCAAAAGGCGAACTGGCTCCGAGCGTCGCCCAACTCGCCATCACCGCCATCGTCCCACCGCAGATCGGTCAAGGCTGACCTCCGTAGATCGGGTCGGCCCCCTCCTCAGTCATGGTGATCTCCTGGGCACCTGATAGTCTCCCGTCATGGCCATCGACCCCGACGACCGCTTTGCCGACCTAAACGAGCGCATCAGCCGACTTGAGCAGAGAGCTCCCAGGCCTGATGTGGTTGTTCGACAACGACCCCCGTCGCCGCCCCCGCGCGCACTCGGGCCCAGAGAACTGTTCGTCCGGCGTTGGTTTCGACGCGGCGTGCTCGCGTGGTGCCTGCTGCTCTGGGCCTTAATGGTCCTGCAAGAAAAGGGGGAGATGTCGATCGTGACGATGGTACTGACCTTGGCCCTTTGCATCACCGTCGGCCTGGGCATCAACGTGCTCTATTGGGACTATTGGGAGTTCGGGAGAGGCCTTGTCAGTCGCATTCTAGGGCGGAAGAGGGATGCTCCGTGAGATCGACCGCAGTGAAGGTGATCGCCTGGGGCTCAACGATCAATCAGGATTGAGTTGCGAACCCTGTACCACCAGAAGGAAACGGCTCCCACTACAGCACCGCCTGACGTGTAGCCCAGGAGAACCAGCAAACCTGAGCCAGGAAGGAAAAACAGGCTGGCGCAGGCGCCCATGAGCGCACCTTGGCCCGCTGCCAAGCCGATCATAGCCCTCTGCGTTACAAGGCCGCTCAGGATGATCTCGAACACGAGGATCATGCATAGGCAGAAAAGAGCGCCAACACCGAAGAGTGGATAGACCTTCTCGCCCATGAGCATGCCGCCTAGACCTGCAAAGGCCACGGCCAGCACCGCAAGGGCGACAACGGTTGGACCAATGAAGCGGGGGATGGGCTTGGTCATGCCGAAGCGAGGCTAGGCGGCATCGGGGGCTGGCTCAACCTCAATCCCCTTCGACGCCGCCATACGGTGGAACTCAGCCCGTGCCATAGCCTCGGCCAGTTCGGCATCTGCCTTGGGGTCGGGGCGCTCGATCATGCTCTCGATGTAGGTCTGCGGTCCCTGCAGCCGCTCCTCACGAGCGAAGCGCTCGGAGAACCAACCCGTCAGGAGGCAAGTCTCCAGGTGCAGTTTGCGGGCCTCGTCCAAACGCTCTGAGAGGCGATACGGCGTGAGCCTCCAGAACTCCTCTTCCTTCAGCCCCGCCCGGAGAGCCGCCCGAAGATGCGCCCCCACCATGTCTTTCGGGGGCTCAGCCGAGGGTTTTCGGGGCCGTCCGCGGCAGGCCTCCCGCTCGGGCCATGCTGCGCCAGTTCCCAAGCTCTCCAGCAGGACCGAAGGCACTCGGCCATCGGGTATTCGGCCATCGGCGCTGCCATCACGTCAGCTGCCTTCAACTGGCCGGCGCTCATGATCTCGAGAGCCTCGGCCATGGCTAAAGACGCCCCCGGCTTGCCCTTCTGCATGGCCTTAAACTGTTCCAGCAGCCAGTCATGGCCCTTGGCGTCCAACGCCGCGTACGTCAGCTGCAGCGGAACCGACCGCCCATCCGGCAAGGGAAGGCGGACGATTCCAAGACGTTCGTCGGTCGGCAGCATTAGGGCGTAACCGACGCGCGGTTAGCAGCCTTCAGCGGCTCAACGCTGCCGTCGTAAGTGACCTTTCCCTCGACCGGCGCGGCCAGTGTCAGAGTCGGAACCGCACTAAACGGGATGGCCTGAGCCCCCGCGCCAGACCCGAAGCGGATGCGGAGCTTGACGGGTGTGTTCGTGTCCTCTGACGTGAACAGCCGCTGCTGCACCTCGTTGCCCGGCTCGTAGTGCATGCCGAAAGTGTAAGGGCCGTTCTGGCGGGGGCCGGGAATGGACTCCGTCTCACCGACCGGGGTGTCGAAATCGGTGCTGTCGATTTTGTTGGCAGGCTTGCCGCCGCCACCGACGTTGAACACGCCGGGAACGGCCTCCCAGCTCGGGGACTCCGTCGTCGACGTGTCGATCTCCAGCTTCATGAAGCCTTGGGCCAAAACAGCCATGGCGCTCTCCTATGTTGCAGGCATGGAAAAGGCCGCGCACAGCCTGCCCTGGGCGCGTTGGGGATGACCGGCTGGGCCGGGGTTCAGGTGTTGACGAGATCCAGGCGGATCGTGACGCGGCGGCCGGTGTAGGCCTCGTCCGTGGTCGGGGATTGGACCGGGCCGGTGACCCGGGCCACGTCGCACTTGCCGCCGGTGACGACGAGGTCGCCGGGGCGGTTGTGGAAGAGGTCGCGGACCTCGCGCATCAAGGCGTCCAGTTGAGCCGCTGAACCGGTCCTGCGCTGATAACCGCGCACGTCCTGCACAATCAGGCGGCCGGTCTCGGTGAAGGTCTCCAGCGCTTCGTCGCGGCTCGGCACGGCGATGATCAGGAACGGCTTCGAGGGCTTCGGCTCCTGGTCGAGGAAGTCGTCGGGCGCCGCCTCGTTGAAGATGGCCGGCTGACCGTTCCAGGTGGCCAGCGAAGGGGCAACGGCAGCCAGGCGGGCGAAGATCGTGGCGGTGGAGTTCAATCCTTCGCTCCCTCGATGAACGCCTTCCGCAGGTCGTCGGCGTGGTCGGTGGCCAGCAGGCCGAGGAAGGGGCGCGGGGCAATCCGCTCGGTCCCGGCCTCCAAGGCGTGCGCATAATCGGCGTTCGCCACCACGCGGCCGACGATGTCGTCGCCATCCCGGCGCACCTGCGTGTCGGCTTGGGTCGCGTTGCGCAGGCGGCCGGTGTCGACGGCGGGCGGCTCCCCGGGGGCCGAGGCCTGGTGCTTCCCGTAGATGCGGCCTGTACCCGGGCGTGACAGGTTGGCCTTGGTGATCGCTTCGCCGGCAAGAGCCGCGCGCTGGATGCCCGCAACAGCCTTCTCTTCGGCAATGCGCTCAAGGGCGGCGAGGTTGATCGTGACGGTGGCCATCAGCGCGCCTGCAACTCATAGACGGCCGCGGCGGGATCGGTGTCACGCTTGATCACGTCGAACTCTCGCAGAGCAAAGCCATGGAGCGGGTCTGCCGCGAAAATCTTGTCGCCCTTCTTTGGCACTGCTCCGCCCTCCACCGTCGCGCTCAGCACGAGGACGAGTCGGTCCTCGGCGGGGAAGCCCAGGGCGATCCTGCGGAAGTCGGTGGCGTCTGCTACCAGTGCCTTGCAGCGGTACTCGACGGGATCGCCATAGATCCAGCCGCCCTGCCCGTCCGAGGTCGGCTCGCCCGGCACCTTCAACACGCCGTCGCGGAACACGTCGTCCAGCGCTTCGGCGATCACGTCGGGCAGGTCGTCGAGGATGCTCATGACTTGGCCAGCCGGACGTTCACCCCCGACCCGATTGCATAGACGCCCGCATATCGAAGGAGGCCCGCCACGAGCGCCAGCCGCGCCGCGCTCCGGCTCGCAGCCGAGGATGTTTCGTATTCCACGGCAACAGAGCCGGCCTTCACCGACTTGCGCGCCGCTTGGGCCGCTTTGTCGCCGCCGATCAGGGGCGAGGTCAGAGACAGCCGGGCGGCCTCGACGACGGCCTCGCTGATCTGCTCCTCGACCGCAGTGTTGGTCTTGGCTGGCGGCCGGTAGGAGGCCCGCACGTAGGCCGATGCGTCGAGAATGGCGCCGCCCTTCTGCTCAGGCGTCAGGGCGGCCCAATCGGACCATCCCCGCGCCTGGGCGTAAGCGTCGGCCTGATCGACCGTAGCGAGCGGACCCGAGGGCCAGTTCACCGCGCCATTCTCGACGATCAGCATCAGGCGTCGCCGTTCTTGGACTTCGACGGGCCTTCGCCGGCCGTCTTGGACACGGCCTTGGGGGCACCGCCGCCGACCTTGCCGTCGCCGTCAGGATCGAACTTCGACACCTGCTCGCGCAGTTGGCGGATTTCCTCGTCCTTGGAGGCGATGGAGCGACGCAGGTCCGCGTTCTCGTCGTTGGCCTTCTGCAGGTCGCTGTTCGCCGCCTTCGACGGCTCCCCGGCTTCGGCATCGGACTGGAAGATTTCGGTGGCCTCGCGCTTGGCCTCTTTCTTCTCCAGAGCCGCTCGCTTCTGCGCGGCGGTTTCTTCCTCGGCGGTGTCCGGCTCATGCGGGCCAGTGGGGGCGCCGACGATGGCGAGGGCTTCTTCGCGCGCGAGACCATCCTTCAGAATCGGACCATCGGGACCGCGCTTCACCGCCCAGGTGCCGTTGCCGTTGTTGTGCGCAGTGAGCGCGATCTGACCGTCCAGCGGAGCGCTGATCGGGACGTTCTTGTCGGTGTCGGCCATCGGCCGTCTCCTTCCATGAAAAAGGCCGCGCAAGGCGGCCGTCAGGTTCAGGTGAGCGAGGCGACGGGCGCCTACCCGTTGGTCTGGATGAACGCCAGCGGGATGTTCTTGCGGTCGAACACGCGGTTCCAGTTCGACGCCGTGGCCAGAGCCGAGTAGCTCGGGGTGGCGTTGCTGCTGATCTGCGTGCCGGCGACAGCGAAGCCGGTCGGGTGAATGACTTCGTGGCGACGGTTCCACAGCGTTTCGACGCCTTCACCGTTGCCCTCGGCCTCTTCACGCGAGACCGCGTTCGGGGTCTTCGGCGTGCCGAGGCCCGAGCGGAAGGCCGCGTCCCCGAACAGGATCGAGGTGTAGGTCTTCCGGTTCGTGCCCTGAACCACAGGCATATCGTCGTCGATGATGACGCGCTTGCCTTGGAAGGACTCGTACAGCAGGCGGCCGGTTTCCGGGTCGTAGTTCTCGACCAGGGCGCCGATCTTCTGCATGCGGGCGTGGATGACGGAGTGAACCGCGATGGCGCGCAGCGAGCCCTTGGCGTCGCCCATCGTCTGGGCAGCGTCGATCAGCACGTCCGAGCCGAACAGTTCACCGTCGACCGCGTCTCCGCTGGCGTCGGTGGCGACGTTTTTCACCATGTCGCCGCCGTCGTTGGCGATGTTGTCGGCAAGGATGCCCTGACAGATCTTGAGCAGGGTCGTCTGGTTCACGCCCGCCCAATAGTCCGCGATCTGGCTCGAAATGGCGTCCAGCGGGTCGCGGGCGATGAAGGCCGCCGTCAGGTCGGCCGAAGACCAGCCTTGGTTGCGCATCAGCTTCCGGGCGATCTCGTTCCCGGTGCCGATCTTCTTCGGCACGGCGACGTCGGCCGGGTTGTCCGAAGACGCGTTCGGTTCGTCGTTCGCCAGGCGCTTGAAGTGCGGCATGTTCACCAGGAAGCCCTGGCCTGCCATGAAGGTCGCGATGGCCGGGTCCACGACCATGACGCCGGCGGCCACGAAGGCGTTGCGGCGCGTCGATCGCTCGACGGTGTAGGTGTTGAAGTTCTCGCCGAAGACGAGATCGGAAAGCCGAGTGACGGCCATGTCGTTTCCTTTCGGTGGGATCAGACGCGGCCGTCAGAGGCGCGCGCTTCAGGGAGCGCCGAGGGTTAAGCCGCCTCGGCTTCGGCCATCAGGCGCTTCGCCAGGTCCGGTTTGTCCCGGGCGATGCGGTCCTGTTCGGTGAGGGAGAAGGACGGGCCTTGCTTCCAGGGGTTGGGGCCGGAGTGGGCGCCCTTGCCGCCGCCGGGGGCGCCGCCGCCGCTGTTGCCGGCCAGCACGAAGGGCTTGCCCTCGTCGCCTTCGGCCCAGAGCTTGATGGCTTCGGCCAGCGGGAGACCGCCCTTGTAGGCAACGGGCTCGCCGTCATCGTCCTTGAGCTCGACGCCTTCGCGCAGAAGGGCGGCGGCGGCCCGCTTCAGTTCGGGCTTCACGCGGGCTTCGTCCAAGGCAGCGGACAGGCCGTTGTCGATGACCAGCTTCTCGACCTGGCGCTCGGCTTTCTCAGCGCGGTCGGTGGCGGCTTTCAGCTCGCGGCCGTGCTTGGTCTCGAGTTGGGTGCGGACAGCTTCGACGTCGCCGCTGGCTTTTGCTTTGTCAGCCTCAACCTGTTCCTTTTCGGCCTCGATGGCGGCGAGACGATCATTCAGTTCCTTCAGGGCGTCCCGGTCGGCCTTGGCGTCCTTCTTCAGGCGCTCATGGGCTGACGCCAGCGCAGCGTGAGCGGCGGGATCGATCGGCTTGGGCTCGTCTTCGTCGCCAGCGCCGGGGCCGGCAGGCGGGTGATCGTCAGGCCCGCGGAGATAGCGGCCCATGGCGCGCTCGCGCGGCGTCATGCGGCCGATGACAGGCAGCACGGAGCCGCCGCCCAGAAGGCGGTTCTTGGTGGTGTTCATGGTGGGTAGTTCCTCCCGCTCAGCGGACAGAGGGGGCGCTGCTCAGCTCACGCCCTGGTGGATGCCCCGGCTCTGCTCGGGACATGAAAAAGGCCCCCAAGATGGGAGCCCAATGCCGTTCTGAATGGCGCCGCGAACCTACGTGACGACGACATGCTCGCCGCGCGCCAGACAGGTCGCGCAGACGATCTGCTTTTGGCCGCCGGTCGGCTTTCCGTTCTTCCAGACCATGCCGAGCTTCACCTCGATCACCGCAAGGCCGGTACAGCGAGGGCAGCGGACAATGGGCGTCTCAGGAACTGTCGCCTTCATGCGCTTCAGCGGGCCTTCCGGCTCCGGAGTCCCGTCGATGACCTTGAAGGGCGTGTTCACCCTGAAACTATAAGCCTGCGAACGCCGCCGCGTCACGCTTCTTCAGTTCCTCCAGCGTGAGCGCCCTGCCCTTGCTGTCGACGAAACGGTCCAGCGTCAGCTTGCCCGATCGGAAAAGCTGGGCTTTGCGGACGCCCAGCACCTCGTTCTGAACCTCGACCGGCTGGCGCATCAGCCAGTCCGAATAGGAGGGGGCCTCGATGGGCGGCACGCCCTTGATGACGGGGATGGAAGTGCAGCGGCACGCAATGTGTCGGGGCGACCAAGGGAAGGTCGCCAGCGGGTGGACCGTGTTGTGCAACGTCGCGCAGACGAGACACGTCCTCGTTTCGAGGGTGGCGATGAATCGGGCCTCTTCGACCGCAAGCGCCTGGTAGGTCTCCTTCGATGCCACCGACGCCGTGTGGGTCAGCGCCGTGCGTACCATGGCCTCGGCCCCGCGTCGGCTGATCTCGAGCACCCCGTCCTTGTATTGGAGCGCCCGCGTCCCTCTGATCTCGCGGACCAGCGCCGTGACAGATCGGCCTTCGACAAAGCCCTGCCTCAGCGTTTCCCTGACGCGCTTTGCGGCGCCCGCTTCGGCTTCCTCCAACCAACCGCGAAGATAGCGGCCTTGGAACGGGCGGGCGTTGACTGCCGCCACGACCTGGGCCGTTGTCGGTGCGTTCGTGACCGTGGCAAGGCCGACCGACCGCTGCCCAAAGTGGACCATTCGCTCCGTGAACAGCCGCTCGGCGTCCGCCAAGGCCGCCACATCCTCATTGAGCCGACCGCGCAGCACGGTCCATCCGTCAGACTGGAGCGCTCTGACCTCTTCCAGCAGCCGCTCCAACTGAACCGGATCGCGGCCTTCGTTGTCGGCCCGAAGGATGCGCTCGACCAGCCGTGCATCGGTGCGGTTCAGCAGCGCGAGGACCTTGCGGACAGTCGCCGTCGAATAGCGGGACAGCGCGATCCTGTGCTTGACCGCCTCGTCGATCAGGCGCTCGGCTGGCGAGGCCATCAGGCAGCTTCCCGCTTAGCGCCCCGAGCCAGCATTTCGTCGGGCGCCGCCGTATCCAGCCACGCCTGATAGAGACCCTGGAAGATGGCCTGCATGGCGTAGGCCTCGAACTCGATAGAAGGCTCCTTCTCGCCCATGACCTTGCGCACCTCTTGCCAGATGTGCATGGCCTCGTGGCAGAGCAGACCTGCGACCTCGACGCGGGTGCGACCTTCAGCGTGCTGGGCCTTGCCGAGCGTGACGATGATGCAGACCTTGCCGTCTTTCTGCGTGAAGGTCGTGGCGCAGCCATCATTGGCCGGATATGGCTCCTTGCAGCCCATCTTGCGCATCTCGCGCGCCCAGGCCTTCCGTGAAGGGCAGAAGCCGAAATAGACCGGCTGCCAACCCCGATCGCACCAGATGACGGCGGCGTCGCGCGCCAGAGCCTTCTTCATGCCGCGTCTTCCTTCAAGGTGCCGAGCCCTTCGCCTTCCTCGTCCAGCGCTTCCCGGTGATCCTCAAAGCTCTTGGCCGGGTCCACGATCTCGGCCCGCTGGAGGTTCTCGAAAAGGTCTTCCAACGTGATGGCGCCCGACTGCCAGGCCGCGAGGAGCGCGGTCAGTTCCTGTGCGGAGAGGCCGGCCGGGTTCAGATCGGCGTTGAGCCAATACTGAATGCCCTCGGTCGACACCCCAGCCCAATCCGCCATGAAGGTCATGGCCTTCGTCAGGCAGTCCGACAGCGCATTGGCGATGCCGGAAACGACGGACGTTTCCCCTGCCCGCTCGATCCGCGCCGTCTCAGCCGCGATGGCCGCTCGTCCGGTTTCCAGCAGCATCCGGGCGCCCATGAGGGCCGCGTCCTTCCGCTTTGCCTCTAGAGCCATGCGCAGCTCAGACAGGCCCGAGCCGGTGAACTCCATGAACTTGGCGTCGCCGCCCTCGGTGACGATCAGGCCTTCGGACGAACCGAGCTTGATGGTGTCGCCCTCACCGATATTCAGTCCCTTGAAGACGGGCGTCGGGTTGGCCGTCCAAAGCAGCGCCCACTCCAAAGCAGCCGAGTTGTTCAGGTGCGCGACGCTGATGTCGGCAATGTCGTCCAGCGGCGGGCGGGCCGGATTGGGTTCGCCGTCGCGGGAGTTGCTGAAGAAGGCCGGGATGACGTTGAGCCGGGCGTTCTGGCGCTTGGGCTCGATCGTCTCTCCGAACTGCGCCCACTGGCTATCGGTCTCGCGGAAGATGCGCTGGCGGTAGAAGCCGGCGTCATCCAGATCCAGCACGCGGACCTGGGCGACCTGCTTCAGCTTGAACTCGTCCGCCGCGTCCTTCTCCTCGACGATCTCCGCGACACGGATGTGCGAGAGCTTCAGCGCCGCCCCGACCTTCTGCACGCGGGCCGCAAGGATCGCCGTGGCGTCGTAGAGCTTCAGTGTCGGCCTAACACCCTCGGCCTCGGCGTCAGCTATGGTCGCCCCGGCCGGAGCGTCGGGATAGTCCACCAGCACCATCACAGCGCCAGTCGACAGGATGCCGTCAAAGCCCTGCTCGGCGAAGCGGTCGATGTCCTGGCCGGAGCCGGTCACGTCGCCGAGATACGCGTCCAACGCAGTCAGGTTCGAGCGCGTCGGGGTCTTGCCGAAGACGAGCCCGCTGAAAGCCTCAGCCGTCCGCGCCGTCACCGGCAGATAGTAGGCCCCTTCGCGGAAGCGCTGAGCCGTAGCCTCGTCGTGCCCCGGCAACGCACGGATATAGCCCAGCGCATCCTCGCGGCCGCTCAGCAGGTCGTGGACCTTCTTCCGGGCGTCTGCATGGACCGCCCAAGCCGGATCGCGCGCGTTCACCGCCATCAGAAGCTGACCTTCACCTTGCGGGCGGGACGAGAGCCGAGCGCCAGCTCGTTAAAGGAGTCGGCTGCGGCGTCGACCTGGTCGTCGTGAGCCGCTGACGGGAAGGTGCAGAGCTCATCGAGGAAGGGCTCAATCCAGGCGTCGCGCATGGGGTCCCCCGTCGTGAGGATGAAGACGTTTCCGGCCTCGGCCTGGGTGGCCAGGGCTGTGGCTCGGGTGAGCTTGGAGCCCGTGGGCTGTTCGTACCGGACGGTGTAGCCGGGAAGCTTCTTCACCAGCGTCTGGACGTAACCCTTGCCGGCCGCGCCGGGGTCCTGAGGAAGGCGGACTGTGACCTCTGTCGTGTCGGCCGCCGCCGTCAGCTTCAGCTGGGCCTCAAACTGCGCCGGGCTCCACTGCCCGACCTTGGCGTCGGTGAAGTAGTAGGTGGCCTCTTCGCCATATCCGACCTGCGTACAGCGGACGCCGGCGCTGGGGTCGCCTCCGCCTTCGGTGGCGCCCACGTCCCAGGCGCGGACTGTGCGCTTGGGCCCGGCGGGCATGACCGAGACCGGCTTGAACCACTCGCGCAGGAAGATGCCGCCATCCCGAGGCGACGGGCGCTGCTGATACTGGCCAGCCCAGGCATACGAGCCCTTGGCCTTCTTGAGCTTGGCGACCTCGGCGGCGGGGAAGCGCTCGGGGAAGAGAAGCTCGCCCTCTTCGGTTCGCGGGTCCTCGAAGAACAGTTCGCCGTCGACGTAGGTCCGACAGGCGCCGCCCGTCACCTTGCCGTCTTCGCCGATCCGCTCGGCTTCGAACTCCATCGGCAGGTTCAGGTGGACGAAGCCGATATCCAGTTCCAGCGCCACCGCCGCCACGTCCTTGGCGTGGAGCCGCTGCATGATGATGACTATGGCCGAGGTGGTGACGTCGTTCAGACGGTCGGAAATACCCTCGCGGAAGATGCGGACAGCATTGGCACGCTCGGTGTCCGACTCGGCGGTCTCGGTCGAATGAGGGTCGTCGACCTTTACCCGGTCGCCCCGGCCGCCGGTCATCGAACTGAACGGTCGCGCCTCGCTGAACCCGTTTTCAGTGTTCTCGAACTTGCCTTTGGCGTTCTGGTCGGCCCGAAGCTGGATCGGCCAGAGCGCCTGATACCTGTCGCTCTCGACCAAGCGCCGAAGCTTGAGGTTGTCCCGCAGGACGTTGGCCTGGCTGTAGGAGGTGGCCAGCGTCTGCAGGTCCGGCCGCGCCTTGGGGCCCCACTCCCATGCCGTCCAGAAGACCAGCAGCAGGGACTTCATCATGCCCGGCGGCACAGTCATCAGCAGAAACTGGATGCGCCCCGCAGTGACCGCCTCCAGGTGCTTGCACATCGCCCGGAGCGCCCAGCCCGACTTGAACGGACGCTTGGGCTCCAGGATCGACCAATGCTCCTCGATAAAGCCGTGCAGGCTATCGCAGCGGGCGCGGATCTCGCCCTGACGGTCGATCAGACGCTTCCGGTCGGCCTCAGCCTTCCGCCGCGCCCTCTCCGCCCTGATCTCCTCCAGCGTTGGCAGATCGACGAATGAAGCGCTCGATGACATCCAGCTCCTCGTCGCTCGCGCTTGTCAGGTCGAAGCTGTGGGATTGGCGGATCGGGGCGTCGGTCTTGTCGCCGCCAACGTGGGCCAGCTTGTCGCCGTAGACGTGGCGGTTCCATTTCCCGATCAGGCGAAGCCGCGTGTCGATGCGGATGCGCTTGTCGGCCGGGTCGCCCTTGCCGTCAGCGATCTCCAGGCACTCATCGGCCATGTAGTGGGTGCCGTCGACCTTGGCGCGCGTGGAAAGCGCCGAAAACTCGGGGTTCTCGGCCTCCCACTTCCTCACGGTCGAGTAGGCGGGCATCTCGTCGTCGGCGCAGATGCGCGCCAGCGGCTCGCCCATGGAGAGGCGGCGGCAGATTTCTTCAGCCACGCTCTCATTGAAGAGGGAGGGACGGGCCATCGGCGCTATCCTTGCCTTGGGAACAGCTGCTTAGGCGCCACGTCGCGACGACATGAGCAATCTTGTTGCGAACATCGTAGGGTCGGCCGCTGCAGTGTGCTCGATCACCAGCTTCGCCCCACAGGGCCTTAAAATCTGGAAAGAGCGAGACGCTTCGGCCGTGAGCCTGAAGACCTACTCGCTGACCGTGACCTGCTTCGTGCTTTGGGTGATTTACGGCGCCATGACCAGCGCCTGGCCCGTCACTGTGGCCAACGCCTGCGCCTTGGTGATGGCGTCGGGTGTGCTCTTGATGAAGTGGCGCTTCAGGAATGGGGATCCGGAAGCGAGCTAGATCGGGCTTTCACCTTCTCGCTGCCCTTCACCCGCTCCGCGACGCCCGCCGCCTCCAGGCGATCGGCAGCCTTGGCATCCTTGGCGTTGAAAGTGGCGCCGGCGGCGGCCGAACCGTTAGACAGGGAGAAACCGACAAGGGCTTTCATGGGTACCATGGTAAGGTCCCTTCTCAATCTGTGGGAGCGGACGATGTCAGATGGTGTGCTTGCCGATCATGAGATCGCAGACTTTTGGAAAGCGCACATTCTCGGGGCGCTTTGGGAGAAGCGGCCTCGTGCGCTGGACTTCTCTTTGGAGGATGTCTCGGTGGCCACAGGTCTAGAGCCTGTTGAGGATGTCAGTGAGTTCTTTGACGACGTAGCCGACTGGATGATCGGTGAGAATCTTATTGCGCTCCAAGCGAATGAACGCATCGAAGGTCAACTATTCTCTGTGCGCCTGACCTCTAAGGGAGAGGCTTTGATGCAGAAGCAGGCAGATGGTTGGACAGGTGTTGTTGCGGCCCAAGCCGGAAGTGCTCTGAAAAAAGTTCCTGGTGCGCTGGCGACGGGAGCAGTCGGTTTGGGTTACGCCGCTATAAGAGCTTTTATCGCTGCAGCCGCCTGATCCAGCCATTCCCGTAGGGCCGAACATGGTCATGCGGGGCACAAAAAAGGCCCCGGACACAGGGTCTGGGGCCTCTTGGCGCATTGCTGCACCATGGGTTGTGTCTGCGATTACCGTTCCGGTGTCAAGCGGAGGCGCTGACGCGGCAGCGCGTGGTCTGACCTTCCTCTACAACGAAGAGCTGCCAGTCGGGCAATACAGCTACTTGGCTGACCTGGCCAATCGGTTTGCCAGTTTCGAAATCAAGCATCAGAAACTTGCTCTGTCCGAAATCATGATGGTTCACGGCGATTGCGACTCTGCCGTCAGAACAGATCACCAACCCCTCTAATGCAACGCGGCGCTGGGGCAGAAGGGCGAACGGAGCATCTCCCTCGGCCGGCGTGATCTGACGCTCGCCCGGGATCATCACAGCTGTCGTGTGTATGTCGGCGAGATCGAGCACGTATGGCGGTGCTGGATCCTGCTCCCCGTTATCGTCGAAGACAGCAACGAGCGTCTCTCTATCTCCGGCAAAAGCTAAACCGACGACCTTTCTGGCCCCGTACTGCGCGGCGATGAGCATTCCGGGTTTCACGTCGTCGTATTTCAAGGGGCGGGCGATGCCGTAGGTGCGCGTCATGATCACTCCAATCCGTATGCGATAGCTGCACAGTCGAGAGCGTCTTGCAACGCTTCGGTCGTCCGCAGGATCACGGATCCGCTGGTTGAGAGCGACCGCAGGTTCGCCCCCTTCCCCGCCACCTCCCGCAGAGCCCAGACAGCCCGGCCGAGCCGCTCGACATCGCTCTTGCCCAGCGCGCCGCGGAACGTCCGATCCTCCTCCTGGATCATCGCCTCCAGGTCGCGCACGAACTCCTCCCGCTCCCGGCGCTTCTGGGCGAAGCCTTCCCCGCCACGAATGATGTTGCGCAGGGCCGGGTCCAGCGTCGGAGGGGTGAGCCCCTTCTCCGGGTCCAGTAGCTCGTAGTCGGACCGATAGCGCAGCCCGGCGGCATGCTGGGTGCGGGTGATCGACCCGGCGGTCAGCAGAGTTTCCAGCCCGTCCCGCGATGCGCGCGGCGCCCCCCTCGCCTTCTCATGATCCGAGACACCGATGTCGAAGCCGCGCAGAGCTTCGAGGCTTCGCAGTTCCTCTAGGTTCGCCTTGGCGTCCCGTTCAAGGATGCGGGCATCGATCTCGGCGTCCAGGGCGCGGAACATGCGCTGGCCGTCCCGCTGCTGGTCCAGGTCAAGCGACGCGACCTTGGCCTCGGCCGCCATGAACCGCAGCGCCTGGCTGTCGGTCAGCCTGACGCCCCGGATAGACACTGGCGCCGTGTTGTCGTTCGCCGCTTCGATGTTGTCGTTCGCCCCCATCACCCTCGGCATGGAGGGCTTGGCGTAGCGCTTCCGTTGCTGGCGCTTCCTGGCGCGGTCGGCCTTGCTCATGGGCGGTGTCCTCCGAGTTCGGCGCCAACGTCTGGAGCCCGAGAATGCTGGGTTTCAGGGTGGTGTGCCGGGTCGAAATGGGCTGTTTGGGCGCCGACGTCTCGGGCCTCTGCGGCGATGGCCCTACTGATGGCGTCGGCCGCATCCATGAGCGCGAACCGCGACGCCGAGCCGAGCGGGCGCTGGTCGATCCGCGCCACCACGTGCCGCTGGATTTCGTGTAGGTCGATCATCACAACCCCCGAATGCGGGTCATCCGAGCGCAATGCTCGCATTTTGTCCGCTGGCGTTCGCGACGGCGCTCGTCGGTGGCCCTAGCCGCCTTCATGCCCTCGTGGATACGGCGATCTTCAGTGGCCAGTTGCTGCAACACCCACATCGGATCGAGCTTTGCTCTGCACCTACCGCACGTCACTTCCGCCTCGCCGGTCGCAATGATGTAGGTGGCCATCCGGTGATCGCAGGCCTGGCGCTCCCCGACCTCCCAAGGCTGTACGATCACGCGATCATCGGGTAGCCGCTGCCGGAACTTCACGCCCAGCGGCTTGACATTGTCGATGTCGGTCACGCTGCGTCTCCTTGGGCGAACAGGTCGGGCTTATGGTCGTTTGCGGCGGGTGCCGGGGCGTGCCCGAACTCGGCCAGCAGGGCGGCAGGGACGCGGCAGGCGGGATGGCCGGGCCTGGGCCCGGCGTCATCGGACGGCCAGTGGCCGTTCAGGCGGTACTCCCGCAGCCAGCGGCGCCAGCGGTCGGCCTCGGACGGTGCTGAGCGGCCTTGCGAGGCGGCCAGGGCCGTCTTCGGGGCGCGGTCGATCTCGGTTCGGCACCAGTTTCGCCACGCCGCCGGCCAGTCGGCGTAGCGGTGATCCTTGGCGATGCACTGATCGCGGAACCTTGCGGCGAAGCGTTGGACGTCGAAGTTCGCTCCGGCCTTGCGAGCCTTGGCCTGTTGCTCGGCGATCAACTCGGCGGTCGGAAAATCATCCGGGAGGGAGACCTTGGGCTTTCTGCGTCCCCCCTGGGGGGTAGGGGGGATAATCTCCTCTCCTCCTCCATCCTCCATCTGATCGGCCTTTCCCGTACCGGTACGCGACTGGTCGCTTGCCGGTTTAGTTACAGTCGAAGACAGGCCGACATATTCTCCAATCTTTTCAGTGATCGGATGGATAGCGTTCGGCTTCTGCGGGCGCTGGAATTTACGGAAATCCTTGATCGCCCCGAAGCGCTTGCCCTCGAATTCGTACTCCTGAACAAGGTCCACCCCGAGGAGTTCGGCCAGCAGAGCTGCCGCATCGGCGCCATCGCCGGGAAGCAAACGCATCTTAATCTGCAGCGGCTTCCACTCGAACAGGCCCTGGTCGTCAGCATCTGTCCAGAGGCCGATGTAGAGGATGCGCGCGAGCGGGCTGCACGAGACCCACGCCTCGTCAGTGAACAAGCTCGGATGAACTGAGCGGATCCTAGCCACGATTGACGCCTCCCTCGAACGGAACAACCGCTGGGAGCACAGGCTCGATGACCAGATGGCCGCCATCGTAGACCGAGAGGTATCTCAGCAGGCCGTCGTTCTTCAGGTCGACGAGCGCTTGATGGACAACTGGCTCTTCGACATTTGCCATTTCAGCAAGAGCGTTCAGCGACGTCAGGCAGGGTACATATCCTTCGTCCTCGTCGGGCTGGCCGCTGTCGTGGACGACGTACACGAGCAGCAGCTTGTGAAGCGGGCTCCGCGTCTTGGCGCGAAGAGCAAAAGGTACAGATTTGAGGCTCATGCCGCGCTCCTGTCAGTGATGAGGTCGATCTCAGCCCGGTACTGCTGGGGCTCGGAGCCCTCGGAGCCGTGGCGGTTCTTGGCGATGATGACGTCCATCACCGTGCGCTTCAGGGCGACCTCGGCCTCCCAGAGCATGTGTTCCTCGGTCCCGGCCTTAGGCTCGGCCTTCTGCAGGTAATAGACCTCGCGGAAGGGGAAGAGGACGGCGTCGGCATCCTGCTCGATGGAGCCTGACTCCCGCAGGTCCGACAGCATCGGGCGCTTGTCGTCGCGCTGCTCGACCGAGCGGTTGAGCTGCGAAAGCAGGATGATCGCGATCTTGGCTTCGCGGGCGAGCGTCTTCAGAGCCCCGGTCATCTCCGCGATGGCGGAGGCCTCGTTACGCCCCGCCAGGGCAGGCCGGCGCATCAGCTGGAGGTAGTCGATCCCGATGGCGGCCAAGTCGCCGCGACGCTTCATGGCCCAGACGGCGCGGGAGACGTCCTCGACGGAGACCCCTGCCCTATCCCGCAGCCATAGGTTCTTCGGGATCTCGCCCTTCACGGCATGGAGGGTCTGCAGGTCGAACGAGGTCAGCGGCGCCACCTTGGCGATGTCCGAGAAGCTGACGGGCTGCTCATGCGTGGCTGTCAGGCGCGACAGGGCTCGGTCGTTCAGTTGGTCGGTGTCCATCTCCAGCGAGAAGCCCGCGAACAGCTTGGTCGGGTTCCGCAGGGCGGCGCCGTAGAGGACGTTGCCGAGAAGGGCCGTCTTGCCCATGCCGGGGCGCCCGGCCATGACGATCACCGATCCCGGCATCAGGCCGCCGAGGCGCTTGTCGATCGACGACAGACCGGTCTGCACGCCCTTGGGCTTGCCGGTAGCGACTTCCAGCTCCAACCGATCCATTCGGGCCAGGGCGGCGTCATGGGCGTTCACGAACAGGGCGTCTTCGGGCGCGGAGCCACGCTCGGCCGCTTCAAGCTCGGAGCGGGCCAGGGCCACGGCCTGATAGCCGGACAGTTCGGGGTTGCGGGCCTGATGCATGGCGTCGGCCGCCATCTTGATCAGGCGTCGGCGGACGGCTGTGTCGGCTACCAGCGCGGCATAGTCCCGCGAACGGTTGGACGGCGGGGCCCTGTCGACGAGGTCGAACAGGTAGCCGAAGCCGCCGAACTCTTCGAAGGCGGGGTCAGCCGTGAAGGCGGCCTGCAGCGTCGTGGGCTCCGCAAGCCTGCCAGCGGTCAACAGCCCGTCGATGGCCGCATAGAGCCGCTGATGGAACGGCTCGCTGAAGTCCTCGGCCGTGACGACGTCATGCACCTGCCGATGGACGTCATTGTCGAACATCAGCTGGCCCAGCAGGGCTTGCTCAGCCTCCAGGTTAAGCGGGAGCGCGTTAGCGGCATCTTCGGCGTCGCGAGGGTCATCCATCATGCCGCGCGCTCCGTGTCGAAGAGCGGGCCGGAACGGATGGCCTCGGCGCGGCCGACGGCGGCGTCCGCCCAGCGGTTCAGTTGCTCAGCCAGCGCCGGGTGGCGGTTGGCCCGCGACTTGGCTTCACGCCGCAGCATGCGGGCGTAGTTCAATTCGAGGTCGAGAAGGTCGCGACGGTTCATGCTCCTGCGACCTCCATCAGCCTTTCTAGAACCGTAGCTCGGCCGGGCTCAGGCAGGGCGTATCCAAAGCCTCGGTAGGTCTGAATGAGACCGCCCAGGCCCACGTCATCAAGGCTTTCCCTCAGGAGGCAGATGCGCGTCTTGGCGACGTTGCCGGGATCGACGGCCTCGCTTTGGCCCATCCATGCACGGGCGTTGGCGATGGACTCGTAGCTGACCGGCACGCCGGAGGCATGCAGCAGGGCGCATAGCGAGGCCGCCTTCGTACGGGTGCCAAGAAGCTGAAACGCAGCGACTTCAAGGCCCAGCCTCTCTAGGGCGTTCATTCCTCACCCCCGTCATTCGCCGCCGTCAGCCTGCTCCAGGCGTGTTCAGCGTCGTCGTTCTTCACGGCTTTGGGCAGGCGATAGATGGCGCAGACGTCGGCCGCGACCGCGTTGAAGGCCGTTGCCGCATCCACGCGGTTGGTCAGCGGCCACAGCATTTCACCTACGATATCCAGAACCGCGCGGAGGACGCTGACCTTTTCGGCACGCTCATCAAACTCGCCCACCAGAGCGGTGACGAGCTGCCGTGCACGCATCCGGATGTACAGACTGCGCGCGGTACGGGTCTGCTTCGCGCTCTCCCTCTCGCGCTTTCGATCGACGCGCGCGGCCAAATAATCCTCACGCTGGCTCACGCAGCCCTCCCCTGATCCCAAGGGGTGGACTCGGCGCGACGGGCCGGGCGGCGCTCGCCGAACCCGAAGGCCTTGGACGCGGCGAGCACCCTGCCGACCGCGCGCTTGTGGTGGGTCGGGCAATAGGTCTCAGTCGCGCCAGTCGCGGCGGGATCGACCGGCTGACCGCAGCACATCTGCCCGGCGCCCGAAACCTCTCCGACCGGCCATGAGCATTGGAACCGGCGGCGGTCGATCAGCAGGATCGAGGTGTCATTCGCAGCTTCAGCAAAGCCGTCGATGATCCCGGCGCCATGCTTGGCGAAGTGCTCCCGCTTCTTGGCCGCCTCCTCAGGGCTGGACGGCGCAAACCGGCCGAAGCTGGAAGCCGGTGCGGGCTTGTCGATCTTGATGCCGCCGGTCGCCCCGTTGCGTTTGACGGGCGGGGCCTTCGGCTGGCGCGCGGCCTGGGCCGTGCCGGTATGCGTTTGGAAGTTCGCCGGAGCCGTCCGTTCGCCCAGGCCGAGGCGGTGAGCCTTGCCCAGCACCGCCGCGCGCGACTTGTTGCCCAGCGCGTTCGCAATCTCACTAGCGGTCTTTCGCTCGGCCCAGAGAGCCTTGAGAGCGTCGACCTGATCTACAGGCCATTCTTTGTTGTTGCCGTGGTGGGTCATGCTGCGGCTCTCCGCTGGAAGTTGATGGGGTCCCAGTGTCCGGCGAGCGTCGGGTGGCGCATCCGAAGTGCGCAGAGCCAGACACCGAAGGCGTCGGCTTCATCCGAGGCGTCCTCGCCCTGGTAGGTGTAGGTGTGGGGATCCAGGCCAAAGGCGCGGCAGGCAGCGACCATGGCCGGTTTCTTGGCGTTGCCCTTGCCGGTGAGGGCCTGCTTGACCTGAGAAGGCTGGAGTTCGGCGCACTCGACCCCTTGGCGATAGGCGATGCGTTCCAGCTCTCCAGCAAGACCCTGTAGCTTTCGGGTCGTGAGGATGCTGACGCCGCCCTCGACCTTCTTGGTCTTAGGGTTGAACTTAGCTCGGGGCAGGACCGGAGCCTCGAAGACCACAAGGCTGGGGGCCACCTTGTCCAGCAAGGCCAGCATGCGGTCTTCAAAGTCAGCCAGAAAGCGCCCGACATCGTCACCCGTCGAGGGCAGGCGGAAGTGATCCAGCGTCGGAACTTCACCGGTGTCGGCGGCCCCGAAACAGATGCCTGTCTGAGTGGCGAGGTCGAGCGCTAGCAACATCAGGCTGCGTCCTGCTGATGCTCGGTATCGTCGCCGTCGTCGTTGGCCACATCCTCGATGTCGATCTGGTCGTCATCTTCGGCGACCGGCGCCTGGGCCAAGCGAGCGGCGAAGGCGCGGCGCACGGTGGCCTGCCCTTCCTCGTGGCCCTCGCCATAGGACTGGATGCAGTCGTGCGGGCATTCCTTGGGCGCCTCGTTCGCCCAGCCCTTGCCGGCCAGACCATCGCGGAAGCCGATGTTGCGCCACTTCAGCTGTTCGCGGACCGGATCGGGCGTGGCGTCGGTGCCGTACAGCTCCAGTTGCGAACCGATGGGCTGGCGCATGGCCTCGGCGTACCAGTCGCGCTCGGCGTAGAACTGCTTGACCTCTTCCGGGGTCCATTCCAGCAGGCGGACCTGTTCGTCGAGGACGCCGAGCTTGACGCCCTTGGCCTTCAGGCCTTTGCGGAAAGCGCTGATCTTGGCGTTGAGCTTCTTCCGCTCCTCATTGAGCTGGACCATCTCGTTCGCGGCCATGCGGATGTCGTCGTGGGACGCCATGCCGTTGTCCGGCTCATTCGGAATGGCGCCGATCGTCCCTTGGACGTCGGGGTACTGGTCATTGTCAGCTTCGAGCTTCTTGGCCATCTGGCCCTCCATCAAGACCGCTCAACGGGGCGGTCAGTCCCGTTCGGTCATCGCCAGAGGGCGAAGGGCTTGGCGTTGAACAGCGACGGCTTGCGCGCCAGACGTAGGAACAGCGCGTGTCCGATGATGAGCAGGAAGGCCATCAGGCTGCCCTCTGCGGGGTCGGGCTCGCCGCTTCGATGGCCCGGCGAACACCGCGGACTCGCTCGAGGGCTTGTTCAGCATCGCGCTCGGCGGCAGCGATGGCGTCGAGGTCGTTGTTGGATAGCCGGCCATCGGCCAGCGCCTCACGGACAACGGCAACGACGTCCATGCTCTCCTGGGCGAGGTCGAAGGCCAGTTCCTTCAAGCAGCCGGTGATGGGCTGGGGCCTGCGCAGTTCGGCCAGCGCCGCGCTGTAAATCCCCTCCCCGCAGGCCTTCTCGAGATCCGCGATGACGTCGGCCGGCATCATGCATTCGGGCCGGTTCGGGTTCTGGTAGGTCGACAGCACGCCGGGGCTGACGCGGCAGGCGCGCGAAGCTTCCACTGGCCCGCCGTTAGCGTCGATCAGCAACTCAGCCAAGCGCGCATGTTCGCGATGGCTGATGGCTGGCTTGTAGGTCCTGTATCCCATTTGTTCCGGGCTCGATTTTGGGTGATCCGCTGCGGCGCTCAGGCGACGGTCGGGGTTGGCTGTTCAGGAGAAAGCGGTTGGGTTTCGTCGTTCGCGGCATTCGGCTTTTCAGCGGGTACGCGACCGAAGAAGGGAGCGAGCGTCCGCTGCGTCAGGTCACGAGCCTTTGCGCCCTCACGCTCGGCGGCGAGGACTTCGCGGATGGCTTCGATCTCGAACGGAAGCGCGCCGGTGATCGTCGCCAGCGCCGCCAGGGCATTCGCCTCGCGACCTTGGACGGCCAGTTCGTTGGCGCCAATGATCAGGCCGTAGACCGTCCCGGCGTTGATCAGGGCTTCCTGGCGACGAAACTGGAGAGCGGCCGATGACAGCATGTCACGCCGCCTCGCTGGCGGGGGCGTCGTCGTTGGCTGGGATGGCCGCCGCCGCGTGGGCCAAACGCTCCAGAGTCGCCACCGCGCGGGGGCGCCAACCTGCTTTCTGCCAATCGATCAGGGTGGTGTATGGGACGCCGGATCGACGGGAGAGCGCAGCTAGGCCCTCCGCTTTGGCGGCTCGCTCAATCTCGGTTAGGGCCGTGGTGACGTGGTTCATGGCCCATATCTACGGAATATCGTAGATGTTTGCAACAAGAACTACGGAACTTCGCGGTTACGGGAATCCGTATTGCCTGCAACACTTACGGGCAATGTCACTCCAGGATATTCGACGCGAGAATTTTATCGCTTGGATGAAGGCGAGCGGCCTCAACCAGAGCCGCGTCGCCACCGCATCCGGCGTGTCCTACAACACCATACGGTCCTATGTCGGAGACGGAACGGGCAAGCAGACGGCCAGCCTCACGGGCGTCAACGAAGCCAAGATCGCCCGCGCGTTCGACTTGTCCGTGGAAGACATTTTCGGCTCCGAGCTGGAGGAGCCCGAGCGCAACCATCTCGCGGCGTGGCGCAAGTTTCGCTTTATGACCATCGACGAGTTGGCTGACAAGATTGGTGTGCCGCCGGCCACGATCGAACTGCTTGAAACCACGCCTCGGCCTCCGTCGGACAAGTGGCTTCGACGTTTGGCCGTACCGCTAGAAACCACAGCCGGATTCATTCTCGATTTCGATCCGACCGACGTCGACACTGCAGCCCTGGAGGCCGCCCTCTCAGTGGTGCGCCCAGCGGAAGCGAAAGTAGCTGAGCGAGCCGAGGCGCGGCGCACCGGAACGACCGGCTAGCCATTCACGCCGAATGTCGGCTGAGCCTTGGGGGGAGGCTTGCATGAGTGAAGATGACCGCGACCGGGAAATCAGGGAGCTGCGGGCAAGGCTGGATGCGATCCAAGGCGGCCCCACCCCTTCCACGCCCAACGCACCGGCGCCCAGTCCGAAAAAGTCCGGCAGTATCGGCTGCGCTGTGGCTATCCTGGCGATCCTTGGAGCCGTGACCTATTGCAGCAAGCAGGAGGATACGTCGTCCGGCACCTACGCTAGCGCGATCGACACTACGCCTCGCTGGACGCCGCCCGACGGCTACGAGCGGCATGAAGCGTCCAGGGGCGGCGGGATCGGTGTCCAGTGGGAGAAACCAACGCGCGCAGAGTGTCGCGGAAGCGGCGTGACCTGCTTCGCGGTCAACGTGGTCACAGAGCGATCATGTCCCCGGAACCTCTACGCCTCAATCACGCTGTTCGACGCCGCCGGAAACAACATAGGCTGGACCAATGACACAGCTCGGGGCGTGCAAGCTGGCGAGAAGGTGCGACTGGTTTTTGATACTTACGAGCGCGGCGTGAATTCAGCCCGGATCGCTGAGGTCAGTTGCTACTAGCCAAACGTCAGGCGCCACCTGCTGCTGACGGCGGACTGAGGGCTGCGAGGACTGCATGGCTAAGGCTGAATGAGCTACTCAACGACGACCACAGGGGACGATCAATGAAACGCGTATCAGTGGCATTAGCCATGGCGATGCTGGCCGGGTGCGCCACCACGCCCTCTGCCCCAGATGAATTTGCCGTCGTGGAATGCGAGGCCAATGCTGATACGGGCGAGGTTCGAAATTGCACCTTGATCTCGCAGTCGGTCGAGGGATCTGACTTTGGTGCAGCGGCTGTCGGGATCGTTTCTCGGGGAACGCTCAAACCGATCCGGGGCGAGCATGGGTGGCGAAAGATGAGAACGACGGTTCGAGGGACGCCGGAGTAGCCTATTGGGGTATATGGTTGAGGAAATCCCATGTTTCAGCGGAAGCACGTGTACAGAGGACTGGCGGCGGCATTCGCCCTGATCTGCCTCTTCAGCGCTGGGGCTATGTGGAACAAGCCGTACCCCCTTCCCTACACCGTGCTCCTAGGCCTGATCTTTTGTAGCGGAATGCTGGCGCTGTGGTTCGGGCGCAAGGCGGATGCGGAGTAGGTCTCCAATTGCATGGCTAAGGCTGGGTGAGGCCGGAAACTGCCGGAATCAGGCTCAGTTGTGAACAGTTCACTGTCTCTGTTGGCAAGCGCCTAGAGCCTAAGGCGCCAGTGGCGAATCGGCGGTATGTTTGATTCGCGTAGAGGAGTGCCCTATGACTGACGAAGTCCCGTACGATAAGGCTCTGGGGGTCGACATGCCGATGCATGAGGCGCGCGAGAGGTTTGCCGTGTCTACCAAGGAAGATATCCAAGACGGCTTTCTGGAACTAACGCCGGGCGTTGCTAACGGCGAGTTGGAGCTCGTTCCCTTCAAGAAAGATGCGATCCGCCGCGTCTGCCACAACGACGAGTGGTGGTATTCTGTGGTGGACGTCATCACGGCACTGACAGGCAGTGAGCGCGGACGAAAATACTGGTCTGACCTAAAGACGAAGCTGATCAGCGAGGAAGGCGCAGACCAACTGTCCGATGAAATCGGACAGTTGCCCATGCCCGCTCCAGACGGGAAAATGCGTCAGACCGACGTCGCCACTGCCGAGACGATTTTCCGCATCATTCAGTCGATCAACAGCCCCAAAGTGGAGCCGCTGAAGCGCTGGTTGGCTCGAGTCGGCTATGAGCGCATTCAAGAAGCGCAGGATCCTGAGATACTCATCAAGCGGGCGATCCTCCACTACCAAGTGGCCGGTCGCTCAGACGATTGGATCGAAAAGCGTATCCGCACAATCGTCGCCCGTAAGGAGCTGACGGCAGAATGGCAGCGTCGTGGCGTCTCTGAAGGCGTTGAGTACGCCATGCTGACCAACATCATTTCGGAGCGGACCTTCGGCGTGCACACTGAGCGCCATAAGCGGCTCAAGGGTCTAAAATCGCAGAATTTGCGAGACCACATGACCGATATGGAACTGATCCTCACGATGCTGGCTGAGACATCCACGCGGGAAATCGCGATCCAACGAGACGCTCAGGGCTTCTACCAAAACTCGCAAGCGGCGAGTGCGGGAGGTGATATCGCTGGCTCTGCTCGCAAACAGATCGAGAGCCAGACGGGCAAAAAGGTGACGTCGCCACAGAATTTCCTTGGCGCTGTTAGCCGGACAGCCGATCCAGAACTTCTCACTCAGAAGAAGTCGTGAAACACGCCCCGCCCACCAGGCGGGGTTTTTGTTAGGCGGGAACGTCCCTTCGCCTTCTCGCCTTCTCTCCTGAAGCGAGAGGAGAGAGCCATGACCGAGACACCACGTGATCCGGCGTACCTCACCGACGAGGACGGCAACCTGACGCCCTTTCAGGCCGACACGGCGTCGAAGGGCGATCCAGCGGAGTTGCTTCGAGGCGTAGGTCAGGAGAACATCTCCGCCCGTCCGGCCAAGCCGAGACCATCAGACCCGCACCCTGTCCCGCCAGAGCTGGATGATGACGCCACGCAGATGAAGAAGATCGAGGAAGCCGCCGGTACGGGGCCTTCCCCGTCTGGCGTCGCTGAGCCGGAGGGCGCACGCGAACTACCCAGGCCGCCGCTTGCGAATCCGACCTGATGATTCCGCGCCTCAAGCTGTTCGAATGGTCTGACGGCTTCCACACCTTCACGGTGGCGACCAGTTCGCGACCGAAGGCCCTCGCCGCCTGGGGCAGCAGCCAAGATCTCTTCGCCTCCGGCTTGGCCAAGGAAGTCCACGACAGCACCGACGCTGACGCCGCCAAGGCTTCGCCCGGTACGGTGATTGAGCGCAAGCTCGACGTGATGCTGCCAGCGGCTGCTTCCAAGAAGGGTGCAACGAAAAAGGCTAGGCAGCCCAGCGCCGGCGATCGGAAGCGCGTAGAGGAAGCCGAACTCGCCTTGGACGAACTGGACACCACGCACGATGAGGCCGCGCGAGGGCTGGACGAAGAGCTGCAGGCACTGAGAGCGCGCCGGGACGAGGAACGGGCGGCCTATGAAGCGGAGCGAGAAAGGCTGCTGGCTCGCTTGGAGAAGGCGCGCGCTAAGTTCTAGTTCTCGTCGCCTCCTTCATCGTCCTCGGCCTCGAAATCCGCGAACACGAGCTGCATCTCGACCCTCACTTCGTCCATGGTCTGCTGCACCCATGCATGAAGCGCGCGGACGGTCTTCTCGGCCGACACGGCATCCGGCGAGAACAGGCGCTCCATGACATCGGTCAGGGCTTGGTTCCTGCCCATGAGGACGCCAGCCCGATAGATCGGGTCGTCCGAAGGGTCGATGTCATCTTCGTCCATGGCGTCAGGCTATGCCCGGCGCTCGGCCTTGTCAGCCCCGCTCGCAGCCTACCCCGTCGCCATCGCGGTCCAGATGCGGCCCATAACCCGGCTGTCCACGGCGCACGGGCGCCTTGCCTGCCGCCCTCGCCTCCGCGCAGTTCCTGAAGGCGCCGCCTGAACTGGATCCTGAACCAATAAGGCCGCGCGCCTGGCTGGGCGGAGCGGATCGCGACGATCCGCTACTGGTTCCCCGGTGGCAGTGGTAGCCGCCGTTCTTCCGGTCGTTGTGGCAGCCTTCGGCGTTCAGTCCGCCGGGATGGGCCGTAGCCGCCAGGGGCAGGGCCAAGACTGCGACCGACGCCGCGAAAACCAGAAGCCTCATACGCCCCTCCTCCGAAACAGAACGACGCTATCTAGTCCTGTACGGGAAGTTGTGTCACGCCGCCTCTTCGTTCCGTTCCTTGCCTGCCAGCGGTTCGATCTGGGTCCAAGTGTCCCCGCCGACGCTGCAGTCGATCTTGAAGTAGGCTATCTCCTCCGGCGGAGGGGCGGGCTCGATGGCCGGAACATCGCCGAACATCTTGAGCATGTGGGGATCCTCCCACAGGTCGATATCGGGATAGCCCGCAACCGAGAAGACCGCGACGCCGGTGGCCCCGGTGAATAGGGCCTGGCCGCCTTCGACCGCGCGCTCGCGGTTCAGAAACTGATGCACCTCTCCGCCTTCAAGCCGTCCGCCTCGGCTCCAAAAGGCCTGCGCGCAGTAGATCGTTTTTCGGGCCATTCTGGCTCTCCTTCCCGTCCATCGTCGCGTTAACGAATCAACGTTCGCGCCCAGAAGTCGAGTCATCGAGCGGCGGCCTGCGACCGATATTGTCGCCGCCAACCTACACTACGGAAAATCGTAATCGGCTATTGCGATCTACGGAATACCGTAGTATTAGTTTCTCCATCAACCGGAGAGACCTCATGTCCATCCACTCCACGAACGACCGCGTCCAAGCGCCTGACCTGGCCGCCAACGACGACGCCCCGAAACTCAACAAGCGCCAGCTCGCCAAAGCGGCGACGCGCGAGAAGCTGCTGCATACCGCCCGCGTCCTCTGGGCCCCCGCGGGTAGCTATGAACCCGTCACCATTCGCGACATCGCCGCTGCCGCTGGCATGTCCACCGGTTCGATCTTCGCGAACTGGTCGGGCAAGGAAGCGCTGTGGCGCGACGCCATGGGTTACGAGCCCCCGCTGGACTGCGAGGCCGTCCGCGCCGCGCTGAAGGCCCAAGCCGCGCAAGCACGGTGGGCTGCGTGATGGCCACGATCAGCCCCGACGAAGCTCGCCGCCAGTTGCAATGGCTCAGCGGCCAGAACGAGGTCGGCACCGCCGCCCGTCAGGCCGAACTGCGCGCCGTCTTGGTGGCCGCCGATGAAGTCTTCGAGACGGACCCGGTGAAAATGCTCGCTATGGCCGATGCGCTGGAGCGCTGGGCCGCCGAGTACGACGACCAGGGCCGCGACTTCCAGGCCGCCGAGAACCGCGAGAGCGCGGCTCGCTACCGCCGCTGCGCGGCTCGCGCTCAGACCGCGAATGACAACGCCGAGATTGGAGAGGCCGCGTGATGCAACATGTCTCCGAAATCATGCCCGGCGTCGTGGCCGGCATTGCCAAGGCCGGGAATGTGAACCTCGCCCTGGTCCCGCCCTCGAAACTGCCCCTCTTCAAGGTCGAAGGCCCGAAGATCCTGGACCGCCGCACCCGCCGCTGGATGACGGTCGACCAGGCCACGCAGGAAATGCTGCGCTTGGCCGGTGAACTGGCAGCCGCTGAAGACCCCGGCCTGCTGCTCCCGGTCGTCAATGCGCTGGCCTGGGCGATCCGGGACGCGCGGGAAGCCGAGAACGATCCCCTGCCCCCGGCGAGCATGGCGAGGGCGGCATGACGATGGCCGACTACCGCATCATCCCCTCGCACCCCTGGGAGGCCGTGCGCGAGCGCTATCGCGATCTGGCCTCGCAGGTCCGCCCCGGCGATCCGCGCACGGTGCCCTTCGAGCCGCGCCGCCTGCCCGTGAACCTGATCCGGGCCTCCCTTCAACTCGTCGCGGGCGCTGTCGTCCTCGGCTCTCTCTGGTGGCTGCTGTGAGCCTGCACAACCCCCTCCCCATGCCCACGTCGGGCAAGATCAGCGAACCGGGCGTCTACTCGCTGCCCATCGAGATCTATCACGGCCAGCCGACCGTCGGCCCGTCGATCAGCTCGTCCGGCCTGCGCACCATCTGGGCCCAGAGCCCGGCGCACTACTACGTCGATAGCGCCTTGAACCCGAAGCGGGCGCCGCAGCCGGATCGCCCCGCCTTCGCTCTCGGCCGTCTGGCGCACAAGCTGCTGCTGGAAGGCTCCGAAGGCCTGGCCGACGAGTTCGTCACCCGGCCTGAGCAATGGTCGGACTGGCGGACCAAAGACGCGAAGCAGTGGCGCGGCGACATGATCGCCGCGGGCAAGACGGTGATCACGGATGCCGACCTGGCCGCCGTCACTGGCATGGCCGAAGCTCTCGCCCGTCACCCTCTGGTCGAGCAGGGCATTCTGGACGGCTTCGTCGAGCGCTCTCTGCTCTGGAAGGACGCACAGACCGGCGTCTGGCTGAAGAGCCGCCCGGACGTGGTGCCGAACGCCTCGGGCCTGTTCGCTGACCTGAAGACGACCGCCAGCGTGGCCGACGACGATCTGGAGCGCTCGCTCGCCGGGTTCGGGTACCACATGCAGGCCGCTCTCGTCGGCATGGCCTCCGAAGCCGTTCTCGGCCGCCCGATGGAAGAGTTCGCCCTCGTCTGGGTGGAGAAAGCCCCTCCCCACTGCGTCCGCGTGACCGTCCTGACCGGCGCTGATCTGGACCGCGGCCGGATGCAGTTGCGCCGCGCCATCGACCAGTTCGCACAGTGCGTGGCGACGGGCGTCTGGCCCGGTCCCGGCGGTGATCGCCAGGACGCCGAATACCTGACGCTCCCGCCTTGGGCGGCAAAGCAGATCGACCAGCGGCTCGAGGTCATCGCCGCTGAAGCCAACGACAACCATCCGCACCATGAGGCCGCCTAAGCCATGAACGCCATCGCCATCCAGGGACCGCGCCTCCCCTATCATCCTGCCGTTGAGGAGCGCTTCGGCGTCGATCAGGGCTCGTGGCGTGTTCTAACCGACGCGGTGTTCCCGGCCGCCGAACGCCCCGAGAGCATCATCATGGCGCTGGCTTACTGCCGCGCCCGTAACCTCGACATTTTCAAGAAGCCCATCCAGATCGTCCCGATCTACGACAGCAAGCGCCGCTGCATGGTCGACACCGTCTGGCCCGGCATTGCCGAGTTGCGAACGACGGCCATGCGCACCGGCTCTTTCGCCGGCTTTGATGACACCGAATACGGCCCGATGGTCGAGGAGAGCCTCAGCGGCGTCACGGTGCGCTATCCCGAGTGGGCACAGTGCACGGTCTATCGCCTGATCGCGGGCCAGCGTGTGCCCTTTGTCGGGCCCAAGGTCTTCTGGATCGAGACTTACGCCACGGCCAAGCGCGACACGAAGGCGCCGAACAGCATGTGGGCTAAGCGCCCGCGAGGTCAGCTTGAAAAGTGCGCCGAGGCGGCTGCGCTGCGCCGTGCCTTCCCGGAGGAGATCGGGAACGAGTACGCAGCGGAAGAGGTCGAGGGCCAAGCCTATGGCGGTGTCCGTGATGTCACGCCCCGGCAGGGTCCGAACCTCGCCGCTCGCCTGGCCGCCCCGAACGACGCGCCCCGCGAAGGCTTCTCAGCCGTCCACGGCATCGATCCCGAAGACACTATCCCCGATTTCGACGCGGAGCCCCCCTCCGACGCCGCGTCGAATAAGCCCGCGTCTGACCCCGCCTCCGACCCGTCAGACGCGGGCGACCCTTTCCCCGGCGATCTCTCCGCCGCCGAGGATACGACAGCCAGCGGCGCTGAGGCCGACGCCGATGAAGGGACGTCGCTGGCTGTCGACACCATCGCCTGGGCGGATCGTCTGATCGCTGACCTGCCCTTTCTGCGGCCCGAGCAGATCGAAGCCCTCGAAACCGACCGGAAGGAGCTGGCGAAGTTCGCCGTCCTTAAGGCCACCGACATGGCGAAGGCGCGCGAGCTGGAAGCCGCCATCTCCGCCGCGAAGGAGGGCTGAGCATGACGGTGATTCGCATCATCGACTTTGAAGCGGCAGGGATGGAGGCGCGCATGACTTACCTGCGCGCTCCTTCAGTTTCAGTTCCCCGGCTGCGGGCTGGTCGTGGTGATCACTGCTGGGCCGTTGGCCGGCGGGGCCGGTTCGACCTGGCGCTCGATGACAACCGGCGCCCCAGCCCGCGCCTCGGCGGCTCGCGCCTCTGCGGTAGCTCGGATCGCGTCGGCCCGAGCAGTCGCGGTCTGAGCCTGAGCGATGGCGACGTCCTCGCGCGTCCGACTGATCTGGTTCTGGATCAGAGCGGCCTCAGCGGTCTGGCGAGCGTCCTCAGCGGCAGCTTCGGCTTGCGCAACCCGCAGGTCCGCATCGGTCGGCCCCGCGGGACGGAACAGCAGGAAGAGCACTCCGAGCAAAACGGCCGCGAAGAGGATGCCGACAATCCACCAAAGGGCGGTGTTGTTCTCTCGCTCGACGATAACCCTCTCTTGGTAGGTGCTGGTCTGTGCGCTGATGACGTTCGGGTCGCTACGCTTGAACTCGTCCATGGGGTTTCCTCCTCAGTTCTCGGCTCAAACAGCGCCGCTACTGCGATGGTTCCGCTTGGTGGAGCGAGGGTCGCCGCATGACCAAGCGCCGAGCCCTGAACCGCACAGAGACGATCCTCGTCCTCCAGCGCCAGACCGCCGCGCCGATCCTTTGTGGCTGCGGCTGCGGCAAGCCCCTGGACCCTGTGACGGAGCGCGTCGTGGATGAACACGTCATCCCGCGCGAACTGTCCGAAGTCGGGCGTCAGGGTGAGCGGGACGACCTCGCGAACCGGCGCTTCTACCGCTGGCCGTGCGCGCTGGAAAAGACCCGCACCGACCTCGCCAAGATCGCCAAGGCCAAGGCTCAAGGCGGCGAGACCGGCCAATACGCCCGCCGCCAGAAGCGCGGCCACGGCTCCATTCAATCACGCGGCTTCGACAAGACCCGGACCAAGCGGTTCGACGGCTCTGTTGTCGCGCGCCCTCAGAAGGCCCACGACCATGCCTGAATCAACCAAGAGTCCGGCAGAGGTGCTGGAGGCTGCTGGTCCGAACGCCGGCCTGCTGACTGCCGCTTTCCGGGACTGTCTCCTCACCATGAGCCACAGCCGAGCCGGATGGGACTATTCGCTGTCCCGCGAGCAACGGGCGAAAGAGGAACGTGAGGAACGCGAGGCCCTGAGCAGAGCCCGTGTGATCTGGGCAGAGAACCCGGCTCTGCACGAACATCTGCGCGCCGCTTTTACTGCGGCCAGCCCATTGGCGACGATGCGGGAAATCGAGATCGGCACCCAAGCCTCCATCCGTGGGGGTGAGGCATGAGCGGGCTCGTTCCAAGATCGGCCGTTGTCGAAATGGAAGCCCATCGGGCCCATGCGCTGGAGCTTTACGCCCAGACCTTCGACAAGCTGCAAGAAGCGGCAGCATCGCATGGCGCGGCAACTGCGAAGGGCTGGGCTCTGGCAACGTCGCTCTCGACCGGGCGCCACCACGGCGACCGCAGCTTTGCGAAGAGCGGCGACCGGGCCGAGTTCCTGGAGGAGTGCCGTCGGCAGATCGACCGAGCGATGTGGGATCACCTCATCATGTCCACCGGCATTGAACGCCTGATGGACAAGCAGGAGCGGGAGGCCTTCCGGCTCCAGCTGGCCGAGAATCCGCCCGAGGCCACGTCCGACAACATTCTGGCGACCTTCGAGCGACTGGCTGGCGACGCGCAGACTATCTTCCAGCGCGGGCTTGCTCAGGCGTTCAGCCGCCTCGATCGGCGCTTCCGTTCGCATGACGGCTTCAAGATCGGCTCGCGGATCGTGTTCAACAACGCGTTCTCGGATGGTCACTGGAACTATTATTCGAAGAAGGACGAAGACCTCCGCGACGTGGAGCGGGTTTTCGCGGTCCTCGACGGAAAGCAGCAGCCCGAACGGGGGGCCGGTATCATCGGCACCATCGACACGGCTCGCCCGCGCGGCTGGGGCGCTCAGGCATTCGAGGCTGATGGCGAGTATTTCAAAATCCGCGTCTTCAAGAACGGCAATGTGCATTGCTGGTTCAAGCGGGACGACCTGGTCGAGAAGGTCAACCTGGTGCTCGCCGACTTCTACGGCGCCACGATTGGCGCGTCGCCGGACGCGGCCGACCGCAAGCACGAAGTCGCGCAGACGCCGGCCCGCAACTTTGGCTTCTTCGAAACGCCTAAAGCAGTGGGTGAACGCGCAATGGAAGCGCTTCGTCTACAGCCCGGCATGTCGGTTCTGGAGCCCAGCGCCGGCAGGGCCGCCCTGGCTGATCTTGCGCGGTCTGCCGGCGGCGTCGTGACCTGCGTAGAAATTCAGCCGGAGAACGCAGGCCGCCTCCGCGCGCTTGGTTATCCGCGCGTGATTCAGCGCGACTTTCTGCATACCGACCCGACCACCCTGGGGACATTCGATCGCATCCTGATGAACCCTCCGTTTGATCGCGGCCGGGACGTGGATCACGTCACGCACGCGTTGAAGTTCCTCAAGCCCGGCGGCCGTCTGGTCTCGATCATGGCGGCAGGTGTCGAATACCGGACCGACCGGAAGACCTCGGACTTTCGCGCCACCTTGGAGCGGTTCGGCGGGGAGATGCGTGACCTCCCCTTTGGCTCCTTTGCCGAGAGCGGGACCAACGTCAACACAGTGATCGTGACGCTGACCGCGCCCGGGGCACAGCAAGAGAGGAACGCGGCATGAGCATGACCACCCCTCGCGTTACCGTGCCGGTTGAAGACCTGCTGTTCTACAAGCTCAAAGACCTGATCCTTGAGCAATCTGAGGGCGAGTGGACGGACGAGATGGTCGTTCGGGATGCGCACCATTTCGCCAATCACATCCGCCCGCTTCTCTCCGCAGCCCCCGCGCCGGAAGGCGGGGCGGTGGATCACGAAGCTCTGGCAAAAGTCGGCTATGAGGCGTCCTGCAACAAGAAGTGGGAATGGGCCTCGCGCGGCTGCAAGATCGGCTGGATCGATGCGGTCAAGGCTATCATCGCCGCCCTCGCCACCCGCGAGGAAGCCCCGGCATCGCGACTGGTCGAGACACTGACCGGGGCCAGCGAGAAGGTATCCGCTAACCCCAAGCGCGCCGCTGCGATCCGTGCAAACTGGACGAATGGCGAGGAAGCCCCGGCAGAGGCGGGGGCGTTAGAATGGTCGCGCTTCAAGCAAATGTGCGAAGAAAAGCTGTCGGTCGCCCTCAAGGCGGACCACGGCGATGCACCCTTCCCGATGGATGCGAGCGAGGCTGCTTCTTACCATCGAACGCGAGCCGATCTGCTGGGGTGGGTGCTGGATATGTGGCCGACTGAGCCGCTAGATCCCCGCGCCCAGCCGCCAGCCCGCGAGGACGCGCAGCCGGTGGCTTGGGTGATCCACTACGCTGGCGACAGCAACAAGGCTCCATTGGCCCAAGTCACCATGAGCGAAGAGTTCGCCGGGATGATGAAGCATCAGGGGCGCGAGGTCATCGCCCTTGGCCCAATCACCCACCCCGCCCCCGACGCGCTGCGGGTAGCATTGACAGACCTGATCGAAAACGCCGTCGCTGCCCGTGGATGCGGCCTCAAGAACGACCCCGACGGCATCGTTTCTAGCGCGCTGTTCGACACGATCATGAACGCGCGCCAAGCCCTCGCCGCCCTGCAAGCCGAACAGGGGGCGAAGTGATGTGCTGCGAAGGATGGGACGACCGCGACGAAGCGGACGGGGAATGCCCGGATTGCGGCGAGCCGACCGTGAAGGGAGAGGCCGCAGTTGGATGCGCCTACTCGCCTGTCGCCTGTGAAAAATGCGGATGGAAACCCTGCGATGGATCGTGCTGACATGACCCACCCCCTCACCCCGCGCGAGAAGGTGGCGCAGATTGTCGATCCGTGGGCCTTTGAGTTTGAGCCTTGGAACGACAACTGGAAGTCGGTCGTAGCCAGGCGACAGACCGAAGCTCTCGAAAAAGCCGACGCCATCCTCACCGCCCTCGCATCCGGCTCCGGCGATCATGCGGAACTGGCGCGGCTGGCTGATGACCTGCGGAAGTTCGAGCACCACGCCGTCGGATCGCTCAAGATCGGCATGGACGAGGTTCGTCGGATTATCGCCGCCTGTGACGCTCGCGCCGCCCTCCTCGCAGAGAACGCGGCGCTGCGGGCTGAAGGCAAGGCGCGCGCGAAGGCCCACGCCAAGGAGATTGCCGGACTTTACGGCCGGGCCAATACGGCTGAGGGAGAACTCGATGCCGTGTCGAGCGCCATAGGGACCGTGCGCTTCATGGACCCGCCCGACGGCGGCGACGTGCCCCTGTCAGAGCAGGTCAGGCGCATGGCGTCCGCCCTCACCGAAGCAGAGCGCAAGCTGGTGGAGGCGGTGGGGCTGTTGCGAAAGTTCCACGATGCGTGGCGGTCAGGCTGCGGCTGGCTTCCATCCATGAACGCGCTGGACGACGAGATAACAGCATTTCTCAGCAAGGAGGCCGAACGTGGGTGAGATCGTCGTACCGCGCCAAATCTTCTACGCCGTCGTCAACAAGGGCGGCTGGATCTTGGCATCAACTACCCGGTCGCGCCGGTCTGATGTGATCGCCGAAATGATGCGGATTGAGCGGGCGTACTACCCGAACGACCCGTCAGCGGAGTCATGGGCCAAGGCCCGAAAACGCTGGGGCTATCGCATTCTCCGCTTCGAAGTTGAGGGGCCTGCCTATGTCTCGTGACCCTATGGAACTGGCGGGGCGGCTGGAACTACACGCGAAGGACGCCACGACGCTCGAACTTCACGGGCTTGCTCAACACATCACCGAAGCCGCCGCCTGCATCCGCGAGATGGTGGAGTGGCGGGATATTGAGACGGCTCCGAGGGATGGGACTGTCATTCTCGGCTGGTCGTCATTCTTCCCGAAAAGGCGCCCGGTCGAGGTTGCGTGGGATGCTGATCGGTACGCGCTGAGACCCGTCCCCAGGTGGGTGGCGCGCGATAGCGCCTATAGCCGACGCGCGTTCTTCGACCATCCTCTCACCCACTGGCTCCCCCTCCCTCCAGCACCAGGAGCAGAAGATGAATAGGGTTCATTCCGCCTGCGGCTCCATACCTGTCGAGAGTGTTGAAACGTCTGCTACCAAAGCCCTGACTTCTGCGATCCTAGACGCGCTCGTCACCAAAACGGGCGATGCGATCTGGGCGTCTGAACTCGCTTTTGACGGAGGCGCCCGTCGCTGCGACTTCTGGACGATCAGTGCAAACGGATCAGCCGGGTTCTCCGCGACGGCCTATGAGATCAAGGTTTCTCGGTCCGACTTCCGGCGCGACACTCACGCCAAGCAGCGTCAGGCTCGCCTATTCTCAGATCGCTTCTACTACGTCGCACCGGCTGGGATGATTAAGCCCGACGAGCTGCCAGATTGGGCCGGTCTGTATGAGTTCAGTGATGGCCAGCTTTCGATGAAGGTTCCGGCACCCCATCGCGACAAGGACGCTCCAACCTGGCAGCTCGTCGTCTCACTGATCCGCAATAGCGGGGAAATCAGGCGCGACACTGACCTGCTTCGTCAGCAGAACGCAGAGATGCGTCGCCGTATGAAAGAGGCCGCCCGGATCATTGAGGCGAAAGGCCGTCAAGCTTGGGAGTTCGGATTATGACCGCTGACCTGTCCGCCCTCATCGCTAGACTGGAAGCCGGGCCCACAAACGAAAAGCCCCACCGTGGAGGATGGGGCTTCGTGTGGGCGCGAGATTTTCCGGCTGAAAGCGCGGCGCCTCGTCAACCCCTGCGGCAGTTAGAATCTCATGCGGCGGCGCAAACTGCAAGCCACCCTCCGCGCCAAGCTCGACGGGTACGAAGTGAACAAAAACCCCAAGGCACAGGAGGGGTGAATGGGTGACGTAGTGAAGAACTTCTCGGACCTGGTTGGTCACACGCTCTCTCGGATTGAAGTCAGCGGCGACGAGCAGGAAATCCTAATCGCCACGACCGAAGGGCGCCTCTACAAGCTCTGGCACCGCCAGGATTGTTGCGAAGGTGTGGAGGTCCAAGACGTTGCCGGTGACCTATCAGACATCGTCGGCAGCCCCCTGTTGCTTGCGGAAAAAGTTGAAAGCGAAAGGGGTGATCCCGCACCCGACTATCCAGCAGATAGCTGGACCTGGACGTTCTATAAGCTGGCTACCATCAAGGGCAGCGTGACAATCCGATGGCTAGGCGAGAGCAACGGATACTATTCGGAGTCGGTTGATTTCGACGAGATCCAAGC